CCGCCCTTGACGGCGGCCAGCATCTCGACGAGGGACTCGATCCGCGCGACCACGGCCTCGATCCGGGCCTCGATCCGCTCCAGCCGGCCGTCGACGTGCTCGTCGCGCTGACGGCGGGACTCCAGCACCTGCTCCAGCTTCCCCTCGACGCGGCCGAGGGCTCGTTCAATCGAGCTTTCCGACGCCATCAGGGCGATCTTCCGCTCCTGGAACTGCCGCTCCAGCGCGGCCTCGATCTCACGAGTGGGGCCGCTGGCGGCAGGCTGGGCGAGCGCCGGGGACGCCAGCAGCAGGAGTGCTGCGGCGAAGAAAACTTCGGTGCGCATCGGCCTGTCTCCTTTCCGGTGGAGGGTGCCCAAAAGCAGAAGGGGCGCCGAAGCGCCCCCTCATGGTCGATGTAGAGATGTCCCGGCCGAAGGTGTCTTCATCGCGAAGATGCCTTCGATTGGTGCGGCCCGCGGTCTCCCCAGATAGGTATGGTCACCATGACCATACCTTCAGAGGTCAGGCGGCCTTCTCGATCAGGACCGCACAGACCTCGTCGAACGTCAGGCCGGGCTGCTCGCGCCAGATCGGGACCGCCCGCTGATAGGCGTCCTCGATCACCTTCAGATACGACCAGTCGTCGTTGAGCTGCTTCCGGCGGATGTCGATGAGGCGCCGGAACTGGTGCTCCTTCATCTTGCCCGTCTCGACGAGCCACCGGCCGTCCTCGTCGAGGGCGTGACGGACGCGCAGATCGGGGAACGGCAGGACCGGGTCGCCCTTCAAGGCGCTGCCGACCTCGTCGCGCCGGGTCCTGGTCGCCTGCGACTTGATCCGCTTCACCAGCGCTTCGATGATGAGCGCCTCCGCATCCTCGCTGTCGATCAGCGCCCGGGCCTGCGCCGCGGCGCGATGAAGATCGATGCCGTTCGGGCCGTCTTCGAGCTCGACCACTCGGCTGATGACGTCACTGAGCCGCGACATGCCGGTTCTCCTGTTCGATCAGCGCCCACTCGTCGGCGAAAGCAGAGAGCCAGTCCGCCATGTAGCGGAGCTTCTGCGCCGGGAGGGTGTAGCGGCGCCCATTGGGGAAGAGACGCGCCGCACGGGCCGCGTCCCGGGGAAGACTGTCGATCTCGCGCTCGACCTGCTGCACCGCGTCGGCGATGCTCCGGTGCTCGGACTCATGCGCGAACTGCTGCGCGCGCTGCGGCGAGGCGCCGAGACGCTCAAGGCGGCTGACGAGCGGCGGGTTGGCGGCCCCGCCGCGGTGCATCACACCGACGGGCGCCGGCGGCCGCGCTGCGGCCTGCGGCTGGCCGGCCGGGCTGGCTGGAGCAAAAGGAAGGGCGCCCTCCTTTTTGCCGCGGTCCACGTCCCGCGCCCCGATCGCCGCCGTCTTCATCGTGTACGTCGTGCCGCCGCGCGAGACGGTGCGCGGGGCGTCCATCTGGAGGTTTCCGCCAGATAGCGGGGCTGGCGTGGCGTTCGCCTCAGGGCGCTCCGGTGCGTCGTATCTGGTAACGTTTCCAGATGACGGGACCGCAACGGGCGGGCGGAGTTTGCTGACGAACGGGTGCGTGACCTTGCACTGCCGCGCGATCTCCCGATCCGACCACCCAGACCACTCCGGGTCCTTGAGGAGCGTCGTCACCGCCCGGCGCTTGTCCTCGTTCGTCCGCCGCAGCCCGTGCGTCGCGTTGGCGCCGACCGAGAAGAGGATCGCGTCGCGCTGCGTCCCCTGCCGCACGTCGCACTCGATCGTGTCGCGCCCGAGCACCTTGTGGGCGTAGTGGCGGTGGAACCCGTCCGCCAGCCAGTAGGTCGAGCCGTCGAAGAACGCGACGACGGGCGGGAATGCGGCCCCCGTCCCCATCGCCAGCGCGTATTCCTCGGCAAGGCGCGTGTCGATCACCTCGCGCGGCTGCGTGCCGCCGTCGATGTTCAGCGCGGAAAGAGCAACCTCTTGCATCAGTGCCCTGCCCTTCTCTTCCTCGGATGCACGACCCGCCCGATCACCCGGACGCCGTCGCGGACGCTGTAGCCGGCCTCGGCGCGGTCGATGCCGGAGCGATAGGCGCGCGGCACGGCGCAGGTCTCGCCGGCATTGCGCTCGACCGGCATGACACTGAGCGCGCCCGTCGCCTCGTTCAGGACCACGGCCTTGGCGCCATGGCGGATGTCGTAGCAATTGGCGTCGAACGCGACCGGCTCGCCGTCGATCATGACGACGCCGTACCCGTCGCGGCCCGGCAGCGGCAGCGCCGGCTGCGGCCCGGCCGACGGCACGAGCTGCTGCCGGCGCCATGCCGTGAAAACCTCGATCAGCGCCCGGCGGACCTCGGCCGCGCGCTCGGTGCGGCTGAACATGCAGACCAGCAGCGCCTGCGGCTCGTTCAGCCAGTATTCGGTCGAGGGGCGGCCGCCCTTGGGAGAGGTTTCCGGCCGGCGGCCGGAAACTCCCCCGTAGGCTTCCAGTTCGGCCCGGTTGGTCTCGATGATCTTGCGCCGGATGTCGTGCGGGTCGGCCATGCCGAGACGTTCGGCAAGGTCCAGGTCGCGCACCCGCGGCTCGTGGGTGATCGTCGTGTCGAGGTCCGACAGCGTTAGCGCGGGCAGGTGCCTCGGAAATGGTTGCGTGGTAGTAACTGATACAGCCTGGGCCATGGACTCATACTCCGCGGCGAGGGTTAGGCCCGGCGATGCGTTCAGACCGCATCGCTGGGTCGCCGCTAGGTATAGCACCTATTTCCGTGCCGATAGAGCGGAAATTAGGTGCTGCGCCTAGTCCCGTCCGCTAAATGTGTCGAATGGTCCTTGCTGCCCCGATGACGACGCCCGCGCAAATCCGAGCCGCCCGTGCGCTGCTCGGGCTGAAACAGAGCGATGTTGCCGCCTCCGCGGAGGTGTCCCTGGCGACGCTCAACAACATCGAGCGCGGCGTGACCGACCCTCGCACATCGACCTTGTCAGCGATCCGACGCGCCCTTGAGGCGGCCGGAGTCGAGTTCATCCCAGAGAATGGCGGCGGCGCCGGCGTTCGGCTCAAGAGGCCCTGACCACAACCACGCAAGCCGCGCTGGAGGCCCGGCCGGGCGCCGATAGCCCCCAGAGGTCAACCGACTACCACCATCCAAGCCAAATCAAGAACCCGTTGACCACCCCCACGGGCGGAACGAGTGCACCGAGAACAAGCGTGAACCCGCGCCCTTCTTTGGCGCAGGTCAGGATCGCCTGAACGTAGGCCCCGAGCACAGCAATCAGCATCAGCGCGGCGAGACCGCACCCCAGCGTCATGAAGAGCGCCTTGAACGCAGCCTCGATGGCGTCTGCGACGCGCTCTAGCCCGTCGATGACCGACCTAAATACGGATCGCTTGCCCATCTACCGACCCCGCAGTTGCGCAACCGAGGATCGCGCGGGGCGGTGCTGATGCACAAGCGCGCCTAGCGATGCTGGAGATAGCCGCGGCGGAAGCCAGCGCTCGACTTTTGCACGCCAAGCTGGTTGGCTTTCCGAGGGTTGCTGCGGGAGGTCGCGACATGGCTCAGGTGACTGCTGTTCAGCCGACGGACATGCTCTACGTTCCGGAGATCACGGACTCTTTCAAGTTTACGACGCTGCCGCAATTCACCCTGCTGTTGACCAGGCCCAGTGGAGAGCCGTACCGGATCGAATATTATTACGACATTGGTGCCGACGTATACAACGGCTACGCGTATTTCGGCTCCGGCGGCTACAGCATTCACGTCAATGGCTTCGCTGCGACCGGTGACCAGATCAACGATTTTTTTGTTCGGTTCGATGGCTTCGGGCTGCGAACTCTGCAGTTCGGTGGCGATGACACGGTCGACGGGAGCCCCGGCAACGATCGCCTCGTCGGCCTCGACGGCGACGACGTCGTCCACGGCTACGGCGGGGACGATGACCTAAACGGGAACCGCGGCAACGACACTGTTTTCGGAGATGCCGGCCGCGACTTCGTTCGAGGCGGCCAGGGGGATGATTGGGTCTATGGCGGCGAGGGCGACGACTGGCACGTCAACGGCAACATCGGCAACGATCGCGTGCTCGGCAATCTGGGCAATGACTCGATCTACGGCGGCCAGGGCAACGATGTGCTCTATGGCGACGACTTCGCCTATGGGCTAGGCGGGAACGACTACCTGCAGGGCGACGAAGGTTACGACCTGCTGGTCGGTGATCCGGGGAACGACACCCTGGTCGGGGGCGGCGGCCCGGACACGTTCGCCTTCTACAGCGGCGACGGCAATGACGTGATCCTCGACTTCGATCTGGCCGTGGACCGCATCGATCTGGAACGGAACATCAACGGCGTCCTCTATACGGTCGGCACCCCATTCTCGGTCCTGCTGGCGCGGATCAGTGCGGACGGCTTGGGCAACAGCATCATCGACCTCGGGGCCGGCAATAGCGTCAAAGTCATCGGGGTCCAACCGCAGCAGTTCCAGAGCGACGACTTCTGGTTCGTCTCGACCTAACTCGGGCCGGGCGTTGGCCCGGCGCTGCCTATTCCGAGCCGCGCCGGGCCGTGGTATTCGTCGACGGGATGATCGTCCTACAGATCATTGAGGCCCTGGCGACGTGGGCTCTGCGGGGGCTTCTTGCCTATCTTGCGTGGCGGTGCGTGCAGTGGTCGCTATTCCACGTTCTAGGAATAGCCTTGTGATCCGCTCCAGGTTCTGTGGCACCGCCGGCTCCAGCATGACGCGCGCGATCTTCGGATCGAGCATCGCTTCGACCAGCATTTCCTGCATCTTCGTCTCCGGGATGCGGTAGAGCCAGGATACGAAGCGGCCGATCGTCGCGTTGGGCAGCGAGGCGCTGGTCGGGTTCAGCGCGCCCCGGAACACGGCGCCCATGATGTTGGCCGTGGTCATGTTCTGCATCGTGTTCGATCCGGCCACCCGGCCGCCGGTGTTCGACCAACTCGACCGCTGCATGTCCTCGGCGACGCGCTTGATGTAGTAGAGCCCATTGGGGTCGCTGCGGAATACGGCAGCCAGCTCGGGCTCATGCGTGTTCAGGAACTTCTGGAACGCTGCGGACGAGATGACCGGATTGTCGAGGCTGTCGGTCGCCGTCGTGGTCGACTTCTTCCACAGGTGTTCGACGATCGAGCGGCGCAACGCCGCCTTGGCGTCCTGGTCGCGGCCGATCAGGCGCAGGACGCGCTCGACCTCTTGCGCGCCGGACTTGGAGTCCAGCATCGAGCCGATCGCGGCATCGGGGTCCTGCTTCAACAGGTAGCCGAGCGCCCCCTTCTGCACTTCGGCCAGGGTGCGCTCGCGGCGGCCGGCCATGCTGTCGAGAACGGCCTGCGCGTCGCTGGCCGAGCGCATCCGCTGCTTCAGCGCCGGGTCGAGATCGAGCGCCGCCCGGTTGTCGGACAACCACTTCTGCCAGCGCTGCGGGTTGATGGTGCCGTCCTCGCGGGTCGCGAAGTCGCGGAGCGACGTCACCAGGTAGTCGGACGTCGCGCGCGCCGCCTCCGGGCTTTTCGCCGTCGTCTCCGCCAGCTCGCGCGCGGCCTCCGGCCCGCCGGCGCCGCGGCGGATGAACTTGCCCGGCACCGCGCTGTCCGGCGTTTCATAGGCCTGCTGCCCGGCCCGGGCCAGCAACGGGTTTTCTCGCAGCACGTCGCCGCTGAGGCGCTCGTCCATGCGCGTGATCGGGACCGACAGTTCACGGTACTGGCGGTTGGCCTCGCGGAACGTCGGCGAGGCGGCCTCGATCGCCTCGTCGAGCAGATCGCGGGCGTCGCGCAGGATCGACTTGGAATGGGCGGGAACGGCCGGGTCGACGAGCATGGCGCTGATCGACTGCCGGGTGCCCATCAGGCCGGACGGGGTGGTGTCGATCTGCTGGGTCCCGCGCACGAAGAAGTCGTTGCGGGCGCGCTCCAGCGGCGCGGCGATCTCGCCCTTGGCGACCTTGAGCGCGTCCTGGATCAATCCCAGCGGCTGCGACGGGTCGACGGTCGCGGCCTCGTTTCGCGCCGCGTCGTACAGCGGGCGAGTGACGCGGTCGCGAACAGCCGCCAGCGCGTCCCGGCGCGCTTGGATGGCCTCGCGGATCTGCCGGCCCGCGGTCTCGGCGTCAATCGTCCCGCCCATCCCGCCGACACGGCGGCGAACCTCGTCCTCCGCGCTGGCGACCATGTCGTCGGCGAAGTCGCGGAACTGCGAGACGCGATCGTCCACCTTGCCGGCCAGCGCCGCGGCGCTGCCGTGGGTATCCGGAACACCGGCATCGAGATACGACTTGCGGGCGGCCGACTGCTCGGCGGCGCGCGTCGAGAAGCGGCCGGCGATCTGCGGGTCGGAGCGCAAGCTGCGCTCCGCCGCGGCGAGACCGTCATCGTGGAGCAGTTGCGCCGTCGTCGGCTTCGAGCCTGGCACGATCTGCCCGTCACTATGGGTCAGTGCATCGTCGAGGCTGCCTTTCAGCCCCTGGTCGGCGGACAACCGCTCCAATGTCCGGCCGACAACAGCCTTCCGGCCCTCTTCGCGAAACGGATCGATGACCGACCTGACGACACCCGAGCCCCACTGCGCCGCAGCCGGGACAGCCGCGGTCGCGAAGCCTCCGGCGAGCGATCCGACGACGTCAGCCGTCGGGCTGTCCGGGAACACCTCTCGGGCGACCCCGCCGCCGATGCCGGCCCCGGCCCCGGTCGCGACCTGCATCCCGGGCGCACTGGTCAACGCTTCCGTGATCGTCGTCGCGACCGGGCCAATTGCGCGGGCGACCGGGGCCATGGCGCTGGCGCCCATCATCATCATGGGAACTGCGGCCACTTCGCTCGCTACGCGCTTGCCGATGCGGCCGGCGGCAGTCTCGGGCTCCTGGTCGGTCGCGATCCCAAGTGCGTTCATGCCGGACTTGATGGACTGCGACCCGCCGATCGGGTTCTCGATGCCGGCGCCGACCTGGTTGAGCAGCCACGTCATCGCGTCGACCGGGAACCCGGCCATGTTCGCGATGGTGCTGTTCGCGCCGGACAGGACGGCCGTCGCCTCCTTCTCGAGGGACGGGCCGCTTTGGAGCCCGCGTCGGCGCATCTCGGCCTCGACGGGATCGTCGGCCGGCACGACGCCAGACGCGGCCGGGCCGGTGTCAGCGGCGCCACCGACCGCAAGGCCGCGGCGCGCCATTTCAGCTTCGATCGGGTCCATCACGGCGCTCCACCTTGGCCCGTCAAGCCGTCGCCGCTGGGCGCGATGCCCAGAAACTGCCGCCGTCGGGCGTGCAGCGCCAGAAGCTGCTCATTCGACATTTCACCAACTCGCCCGGCGAGCGCATCGACCCCGGCGCGATCCAAGGTGGCGATCACGTCGGGTGCCGGAAGTCCGGCCCCGCTTGGCGCCGCGGCGGGTGCCTTCGGAGCAGCGTCGATCACCGCTCGCGGCCCGGTCGTCATGGCGGAACCGAAGGCGCCGAAATACTGCTTCAGCCCCTCAATCTTCTGGCGCGCCGTCTGCTCGGAGTCCCAAGGCCTGGGCATGTACCGAGTGAGCATCGCCGCGACTTCGGCGTCGGGCTGGGCAGCGCCGGACTCGATCCGAAGGCGATTGGCGACGGCCCGCCACATCGCATTGTGGGTTTCCGCCCCGGGGCCCGGAACGCGCGAATACGCAAGCGTGGCTCGGGTCCGGTCATAGCGACCGCCCGGGAAGAACTCGCGCTCCGCCTGAGCGAGCGCGTCCCGCGCCTCGGCGACCAGCGCGACGCGCGCAGCACCTTCCGCTGTTGCCGGCTTGTCGCCGGGACCGACCAACTGCCGCGCTCCGGGCGCCATGGTCTGAGCCCCAGCGCCGGTGAGCGGCGCGGCGCCCGGCCCGCTCGGCGGCGCTCCGCCGGTCAATCCCGGCTGTGAGCCGCCCTGGATCACCTGCTGCGGGGGCGGCGGCGTCGCCGGAGCGCCGTTGCCGGGTGCGGTGAAGGCCGACACGTCGATCCCGGGCGCTTCCCACATCGAGCCGTCCGGCGTCGTCCAGCGCTGCGGCCGAGACGCTCGCTGATAGGCGATGGAATAGGCCGCATCCTCCTGCGGCGTCGTCGGGATGCCCTGCCGGCGCTTCTCGTTGTAGGCGAGCAGCGTGTTGTAGACGCTGGCGTCCATCGACTGCCCGGGGAACGGGCCGCCGCCCATCTTGTTCTCGATCACGCGCCGCCCAAGCGCCTGGCCCTCTGGCGAGGTCGGCGAGATGCCGAAATCGGCAGCAAGCCTTCCGATCTCGGATGCGGGCTTCGGCTGCGGCGTCCCGGCCGCCGCCCATGCCTGGGCCAAGGGCTGGCCCTGAAGCACCCCCTTCATGACCCCGGCAACATAGGCCGGGTCCTGGCCGGCCATGGACTTGAGAACCTCGAAGGCCTTGGCGGACATGTCCCGGTTCTCGAAGATACGCGGATCGACCCGGAGCCCGGCCTGCTGCGCAAAGTACCGCGCCGCATCCGGCATCCCCTTCGCGGCGGCCTCGAACGCCTTGATCCCCATCTCGTCGCGGGCCGTCCACTCCCCCGCATGGGACTTCATCAGCTCCGCCCCGGCGCCCGGGATGCCGGCCAGCCTGCGCCGATAGTCCTGCATCGCCGGGTTCGTGTACCGCTGGAACAAGCCGTCGATGCCGGTCCCGGAGGCCGCGGCGAACTGCGGCGCCCCGCCCGTCGGAGACGTCATGGCGGGCGCGCCCTGAGCGTTCGGCAGCGCGATGCCGTGTTGCTGGGCGACGCCCGCGATGCCGCCTGCCGGCTGCGCCACGGTCTCCCGCCGCCAGTCGAAGTTCTGCGCGTCCTGGCCGGCCGGGGTCGCCGCCATGCGATCGGAAGCCGCCTGCTGCTCGGGCGTCGGGACGCGGCCAATCATCGACGGGACGGCACCCGGCGCGTTCGGAACCGTGATCCCGTACTGCCGCATGATGTCGGCCAGCGTCTTCCCGCGGAGGTGCGGGTTGGCCGTCATCACGTTCGGCGGGAAGTGCTGGTCGGCGGCGGTCGAGGGGTCGCCCTGGATGATGCCGGCAGCGCCCTGCGCGCCGAAGCCGTGGGCAAGCCGAAGTTCGCCTTCACCCACCCGACGGCCCAGCGCCGGCTCCAAGGCGCCGCGGTTCTGCTCGGCATAGACCTGGATCGCGGCCTTCGACCATTCCGGGTCGTTGCGGAGCGCCAGCACCTGCTCGCGCGGCATCCCGGTCAGGTCCTGGCCGAGCCGCTGCGCGACCACGGGCGCGACGGCCAGCCATGTGCTGTCGATGAACTGGCCGAGCCCGGTGGCGCTCGACCGCGGGTTCCGGGCGGTCGGGTTGCCGCCGCTCTCCATCGCGATCAGCCGCTCCTGGTAGCGCACCGGATCGAACGACGGGTCGATGGTGCGGTCCGGGACCGGCGTCGTGGTGTAGCCGGCGCTGCCGCCGGGGCCGACCGGCGGGCCGGGCTCGGGCATCGGGACGGGCGCGCCGCCGGGCGCCGCGGGCGACGGCATCCCGGAGGGTGCGGCCGCCGGCATCGGCATTCCGGCCGCGCCGAATGCCTCGCGCGCCGCGTCGTCGATGGCGCGGGCGGTCATCGCCTTCTCGCGAAGCTGCTCGAACTCCCACATCAGGCGGGCGGCGCGTTCCTTCGCGCGCTGTTCCTCGGCCTGCTGGTTCATCAGCCGGTCGGTCTGCGCGTAGCCCTCGAGGAACGGGTTGCCGCTTTCGAAGCGGATGCCGGGGACGGCCGGAGTGGCCGGCATGATGCCGGCGAGCGAGGGAATTGCCATCAGAGGTATCCCCAGTTCTCGTAGCCGACCGTATCGTTGCCGCCGCGATAGGTGTCGTTGCCGTAGCTGCTGCCGCCGGCGTAGCTCGACGGCCGCCAGCCGTTGACCCGGTCATCGGCGATCATGCGGGTGATGCTGCCGATGGCCGACCCCCAGAGGCGGGCGTCGGACTGGTCGGCGGCACCCTGCACCGCCGCGATCGGCCCCAGCGCCCGGGCCTCGGCCTCGCGCTTGCCGTAGGCCGCGTCGCCGATGTAGCCGGCCTCGGTCGCAGCGTAGTTGCCGAGCTGCCCGAAATAGCTGTCGTAGGCGCCGGCCAGCTTCCCCGCGGTGTTCTGATAGTTCGACGCGACGTCCCGCTCGGCGCCGTAGAGTGCCGAGGCGGAGTCCCGGGCGGCGCCGTACTGCCACGCCCCGGCCTGCGTCAGGGTCTTGAGGTAGGCGTCCTGCGCGGCCTTCTCGGCATCGAGCCCCCATGCAGCGGCCTGCTGCCGGGCCTTGAACGCGGCGTCGGCGGCCAGCTTGTAGGCGTCGAGCATGGCCCGGCCGCCGGTGGCGTCGGCCTCATAGAGCCGGTTGGCCGTGGCGTTGATCGTGTTGACGTCCGTCTGCCCGATCGTGCCGGCGGCGCCGTAGCCGTACTGCCCGAGCAGCCGCAGATAGGCGTCCTGCCGGTCCCGGTTCTGGTCGTAGAACCCGGCCTTCATCCGGTTCTCGGCGTCCAGCACGGCCGCCACCGACGCGCCGGAGCCGCGGAGCCCGCGAAGTGCGAGTCCCTGCGCGTTCCGGGTCGCGGCGTCCTCGGTCGCGATGCGCTGGCTCTCCGTCAGCCGGTTCGGGTCGCCGAACGCGATCTGCCGCATGATCGGCAGCGTTTCCAGCCCGACGTCCGCATAGGGGCCGAGCATCTTGCGGATGGCCTCGGGCGCCTCCTGCATCAGCCGGGCGTAGTCGGCGGCCGCGGACTGGAGGCGCTGATCGTACTGGCCGGCGGCCCCGGTGACGGTCTGGCCGTACTCCTGCCCAGCCGACCGCAGTTCCTGCCCCGCCGTCGATGCCGCGACGCGCATCGCATCGCCATAGCTCTGCGCGCCGGACATGATGAGTTGCGAGGCCAGCGCGGCGGCCTGCGGCACGGCCTGGGCGTAGGCCTGGGCCGCGGTCCGGATGTCGCCGCCGAACCGCTCCGCCGCGACGCGGTAGATGTCGGTGACCGTGGCGAGCCGCTGGTCGAGATAGGCGCGGGCCGCGTCGATGCCGCCGAGTTGGGCGATCAGCCGCTCGTCGATGCCGAGTTGAAGCTGATCGGCCTGCGCCTGCGTCGCCTGGATGGTGCGATCGGCGGCGGACTGGTTGGCGTCGGACTGGATCGCGGCGCCACCGATGGCGCCGGCAATCGGCAGGATCGCCTTGCCGACCGACCAGACGTCGGACCAGTCCCCCCAGATATCGGCCGAGAAGACGTCGTCGAACCAGCTCATCGGCCGGCCTCCCGGGGATCAGATGAAGAGGTCGTCGAGGCCGAACCCGGAGGCGTAGCCGCCGCGGCGGTTGGGCGCCGGGATGTAGGGGACGTAGACCGGAGCGCCGGAGCCGCCGATCGGCGTCGGGTTGATCGGGTTCGGGGGCTGCGGACCGCCGCCCCCTCCGCCGCCGCCCCCTCCGCCGCCGCCACCACCGCCGCCATTGGCCGGCCCCGTCGGACCGCCGCCCATGGACTGCGGCGTCGGGTTGCCGTTCCAGACGTTGCCGCGGATGTCGCGGAGGTACTTGCCGGTGATGGGCGTCGCCTTGCCGCCGCCATAGTTTCCGCGGATCGGCGTGTTGTTCCCGTCATTGAGCGAACGCAGGTCGAGGCCGGCATACTGGCCCATCATCGCGTTGGCGGCCGACGAGCCGAAGACCCGCCAGGGGTCGCTCGACCCCTGCGGATATCCGGCGTTGTACTGCGTGATGACCGGACTACCGTCAGCGTTGACGATGATGCCCTGCGCGTTGCGCAGGAAGCCGTACATCGTGTCGAGGAAGAGACCGTTGCCCTGTGGGATTTGCAGGACGCCGTCGAAGTCCTGATAGACGCCATCCTTGGTCTGGTAGAACCCTTCGGCCTTCCAGCCGCGGTCGTAGCCGGCCATGTTCGACAGGCCGGCCGTGTTCGTGCCCTGGCCGGCCTTGAGCGACCCGGCCATGCCGGCGGTATAGCCGGGGATATACTTCGCCGGGTCGTAGCCGGCGCCGACCAGCGCCTCGAAGGCGTAGCCGTTGCCTTCCAGCGCCATCGATGCCGCCCGCTCCGGGGTCCACGGCACGTAAGGGTCGCCGGTGCCACCGTTGCGCACGTCCCACGGCGGGTACTGGTCGTTGAGCCAGTGCGCGTTGCCGTTCGCGTCCACCGAGATCGGCGGCGGCGCCGCGTTGTAGGTCGTGACGCCGCGGATCGGGTCCATGAACGTCGATGGCCACGCGCCGGCCGGCAACATTCCGCCGGGCGCCGTGCCCCAGGCGTAGGACGGCGGCATCACGCCGGGGCCGCCGGCGCCGGGGTTGGCCTGATAGACGACGGCGCCCGGCGTCGTGTAGGGGTCCTGCAGCGAGCCGGCGACGTAGCCGCCCGGGAAGGTGATCGTCCCGTCCGGGTTGACCACGGTGCCCGGCGCCTCGGTGCCCTCGATGACACCGTTGTTGTTCCGATCGGTGCCGGCCGGGGTGTTGCCGCCTCCGCCGTTGCCTCCGCCTGCCGGCGGGTTGGCCGTGTTCCGCGTCTGGCTATAGGTGTCCTGGCCGCTCTCGTCGTGGCGCGCCATGTCGCCGCTGCGGTAGGAGGCCCACGCATCCCTGGTCCTGGAAGGCGCGCTCGCGGCGCGATCTTCGGGCGACTGATAGGCCGAGGCGTCATCGTAGCCGCCGCCGGCCGCGCGAGCGGCATAGTCGGCGTCGGTCCAGCCCTGCGACGCAGCGAAGGCCCCCGCGCGCTCGACGCCAGCATTGACCCGCGCCGCGACATCATCGCTGACGGTGAAGTTGCCCAGCCCGCTCGCCTGCTGCCCGCCGCTCGGCGCCGCCTCGGTCCCCCGGTTCGCATAGGCCTCGCTGTCCGCGGCCTCGGTGTTGGCGGACATGGCGCGCGGCGCCCGGCGGTCGCTGGTGGTGCCGGTCCCGCCATAGTCGACACCGCTGTCGGCCGTTGCGACGGGGCTGCCATCGCTCCAGCGGTAGCCCTCGTCGCTATAGATGAGCTGAGGCGCGAACTCCAGCAGCCCCGTCCGAGGGTTGATGGTGCCGCGTCCGCCTGCACGCCGCAGCATGTCGGCCTCGCCCGGATTGATGTGCGCCACGAGGCTGTCGCCGTCCCGGCCCTGCGCGCCGAGCTGGCGTGCCATCGGGGACTGGCTGCGGACGCGGTCGCGATAGCCGCCCTCGCCGGAGAACAGGCCGTCGAAGCCGGTGTCGGGGCCGCGGCGACGGGGACGCGGGCCCGAGAAGAGATCGTCGAACATCAGCCCAGCACTCCGAACTGGTAGTTGGCGAGGGAGGGACGGGAGCGGAACCGCTCCATTTCCCCGGGGACTTCGGCGAGATCGGCGACTTCGGCGGACCAGTCGGGCGAGCCGGGGCCCGCGGCCTGGTACATCTGGCCGACCGTCATGCCGGTGTCGAAGAACTGCTGGCCGCGCGGGGTCTGGCCGCCGGCGTATGCCTGGATGGTCTCGGGCGCCCAGGCCCCGGCCTCGGTGTTCGACTGGCCGCTGTAGCCGCTGTTCTGGGCGCGGTCCTGCCAGGTGTCCCAATCGCTCGGCAGCGCCTGCGGGGCGTCCCAGACGGGCATCGACTGGCCGCCCTGCATCCGGGACAGCATCGGGTCCGGCGCCATGCCGTAGCCCCGCGGCAGTGCCTCGTACTCGACCGGCAGCCCCATCTGCCCGCGCGCGATCTGCCGGCCGGACGAGATTGCCAGTTCCGGGGTCCGGTAGCGGGCGCCGCCCACGCTGAAATAGGGCATCGCCGAGCGCATCGACATCGAGCCGACGTCGACCGGCAGCCGCTCGACCTTCGACGGATCGCCGCCCTCGTACCAACCATGGTCGGCGGCATAGCTGTCCCAGAGCGCGGCGGCTTCCGCCGGCCGCGGCCCGCCCAGCGGCGTGTAGCCGTCGTCGAGATCGCCCCAGCCGCCGCCATAGGAAACCGACGTGTCGCCGGTGTCGCCGATCTGCGACAGGAGCATGGCGACGGCCAGCGCCGGCGCCGCGTAGCCCAGCGCGGTCGCGGCGCCGCCCAGCGCGCCCATGCTGCCGGCACCGGCGCCCAGGCCCGACCCTGCCGCGACGCCCCCGCCCTCCATTGCCGCAGCCCCGCCGCTTCCGAAGAGCCCGTCGAGCCCGAGCGACGAGCCGATCTCCGGCCACGAGGGGATGAACGAGGTCGCGTCCGCATAGGTCTGCGGCGCGAATGCCTTGAACAGGCCCTTGCCGACCGAGAACAGATCGTCGATGCCGACGTTCGCCCCCATGTCCGGGGCCGAGACCGAGCGGGCGCCGACGACGTAGGGACTGCCGGTTTCGGCCGCCCCGCTGTCGATGGTGCCGAAGGTGTAGTCGACCATCAGGCCCCCTCTCCGCTCATAGCGACACCGCTCCGGCGGCGGCGATGATCTCGTTCGTGGTCTCCGCAACCGCGACCACCTCGGCCTGCGTCGGCGGGCTCGACGCGCCGTCCGTGTACGGCGTCACCTGCCCGATCGCGACGACGGCCCGGGCGACTTCGACGAGCGCGCCGTAGAGCTGCTGCGAGTAGTTGTTGAGCTGGGCGATCTGCTCTTCCGCCGGACCCTGGAGCCGGGGCGGCGGCGGGATGACGATCTTTGCCACGGGCTCAGTGCCCCAGCTTCTCGACCAGCGCCTCGACGGACACGACTTCCATCGGGATCGGCTGCGTCACCCGGTACTCGAACTGCCACGTCCGGGCGGTCCCGAGCGGGCCGGTGTCGATGTACATGTAGCGGTCGCCGGCCCGGCCGATCGGCTTCGAGAGCCACGGCCGCCAGCCCAGATTGTCCTTGTTCACCCGGACCTGGAACGCGACGTCGCCGCTGGCCTGCCCGCGCCGCATCCGGATGCGCAGGTTGTTCACCCGGGCGTTACCCTTGGGGTCCCAGTGCCCGGTCCGGCCGACCATGGGCATCGTCCCGGCGTCCTGGGCATAGGTGTCGGCGTCGAGTTCGTAGATCGCGCCCTCGCCGCCGACGAAGGTCCGGCCCCACTGGCTTTCGATCGACCAGCCCGGCCAGCGGCCCGGGGCGGAGCGGTCATCATCCCAGCCGTAGAGGAAGCTGAACCGGCGCTGCCGATAGTCGTAGGCGAAGGTCAGGCCGCGCGTGTCGTAGGGCGTCGTGGCGAACGGCAGTTGCAGGATGATGAAGCGGTTGCCGCGCATGTTGACCACGGCCGACCAAGCCTCGGACCAGTCGTTGGCCCGCTCCAGCGTGTCCTGCACCGCGACCGATGCCGGCTGAGAAAGCTGCCCCGAGATGCGCGACAGCTCGCGGAGCCGGGTCACGGCCCAGGCCGCGTTGTCGGCCGAGGTCAGCGTGTAGGGTGCATAGACGCCCTCGCCTGCCGTCCAGCGCCGGAAGAACGGATCGGTGCCCGCGGCGTTGCGCTCCCACTGCTCGATCGACTCCGGCCCGCAGATCAGCACCTCGCGAAAGGGCGTCACGATCATGCAGGTGGCGGCGTCGTGCTGCGCCTCGGCCGTCAGCACGTTGAGCGCCGGCCAGGACGCATAGTCCGAGGGGTCGGTGTAGCGGAACCGCCCGGAACCCGTTTCCAGCGCGACGAGGTAGCCGTCGACATAGCCGACATGCGTCGTCTCCGGCGCCTCGTCCGACAGCAGGACCGAGGTCGGCTCGGCATAGCGCACCATCGGCCCGCCGGCCGCGAAGATGATGTCGTCCTCGGTGCGGGCCGCGATGACGCGCTTGCCGCCGGTCACCGGGACCCCGGTCACGTCGGTCGTCGTGCCGTCGCGGCCGATCCGGTAGATGCGGCCCTGCCCGGTGACGGCGACGAGATCGTCCCGCCACGGGAAGAGGTAGACCCGGCCGGGCGTGGGCAGCGTCGTCCATGCCTTGAGGCCCGGGAACCGGGAATGGCCGCGGGCCTCGGTGATGAAGGCGTTTTCCAGCACCGCCTGGCCGTTGCGCAGCGCGGTCTCGTCGACGTTGGTGTAGACCGGGGACCAGATCGGGATGTCGACCCACCTAGCCACGGAGGAACTCGGCGAAGACCGTCCACTCGAAGGTGCGCGACGCGACGCCCTGGACGTGGACCTGGACCTCGCTGCCCACGGCCGCGATCAGGTTGTCGGCGCCCGTCATGCCCGAGGTCTGGAGGAAGTGCGAGGCCAGCGAGCCGACCAGCGAGACCGAGGGCGAGCCGATCGAGCCGTTGACGTAGGCGCGCGTCACGCCGTTGACCTGGAGCGCCTCGTTGTCGGCGAAGGTGCCGGAGACCGAGCGCAGCGACAGCGAGCCGGTCGCCGTGGTGCCGGTCTTCGCCGTGATGTAGCCCGAGGCGCCGGAGGTCGCGCCGGCCACCGTCTCGCCGAGGTTGAAGGCGATCGTCCCGCCGTCGAAGTTGAGGTCGGCGGTGTCGCGCCGGGCGGCGCGCGTCCAGCGCCAGACGCCATAGCCCTCGCCGTCGACCTGGTTGGCGACGGCCGTGACATGCACGGCCACCGTCTCGCCCGGCCCCAGCGACAGCGCCATGGCCTTGGTCGCGGTGCCGTCGGTCGTCGTACCCCGGACCTCGCCGCGATCGTTCGACCGCCAGCGCATGAAGCGGGTCGCGTCGCCGGCCAGCGCCGTCGTCGCGTCCTCCTCGCAGTCGATGAGCAGGATCTGGTTCTCGGTCGTGGTCTCCGCCCGCAGGGTCGATCCCGCGAACCGGCAGTCCTCGAACTGGATGTCCTGGACGACGCCGTTCAGCCGGACGTCGCTGTCGTCGAAGCGGGCGCCGCGGACGTGGAGGTTGCGGACGAAGTTCTCGGCCCCGAGCGGGCTGTCGTCCTCGGCCTTGAGCCCGACGGGATTGGCGTCCCAGGCGCACTGGTCGAAGCGCGTGAACTGCGCCCCGGTCAGCAGCACGGCGTCGCCCAGGTTGTCGTGGACGACGAGGTCGGAGAAGCGGTTATGGGCGACGGCGCGGTCGATGTATTCGAGCCACAGCGCGTTGGTGGTGCAGCCCTCGATCTCGCCGCCCTGCCAGACGAAGTCCCGGAGCTCGTCGCCGCCGGACGTGTCGAGATGGCCGGCGAGATGCACGCCCGTCGTGCAGTTGGCGACGGCGACGTCCGAGAACTTGCCGCGCAAGCCCCCGCGCAGCCGAACCCCGGTCTCGAAGCGCTGGACGATGACGCGGTCGAGCCGGACGTCGTCGTTGCCCTTGGAGTAGAGGCCGACCGAGGACGCCACGACGTTGAGCCCGTCGAGCGTCAGCTCGCGGAGCCCGCAGCCGTCGCCGGCGAACGTGATCGCGGCGCCGGCGATGGTCGAGCGCAGGGTCGTCGCCCCCGCCCCCATGCCGTGCAGGGTGACGCCCGGCGGGACCTGCAGCTGGGTGAACGGCCACGTCCCGTAGGGGATCATGACAGCGGTCCCGGCCCGGGCGCCGGCCGCGCCCATGGCCGCGGTCAGGGTCGCGGCGTTCTCCGTCGGGCTGTCGCCGAGCGCGCCATAGTCGGCCGCCCAGACGGTCTGCGCGAAGTGCTCTTCCAGCGGCCGGGCGACCGATCCGCCCTCCGCCTTGACCAGCGCGGTATCGGCGTCGGCGCCGTCGAGCGTGGTCAGCGGCGGCCGGTTGATGCCGGTCTGGTCGATGGCGTTGATGTCGAGATAGTAGGAATGGGGGGTATAGAGCGGCTCGTCGAACTTGCCGTAGGTCCGCCCGTTGATCGTCGAGGACAGCAGGATTTGCGGGTTGTCCGCGACCTCGGTCAGGTGAATGTCGGTATAGACCGCGGCGAGCTCGGTGCCGCCCGCCTTGTAGACGTAGACCCGGGCGCCGCCGTACTCCGGCTGCCAGGTGTCGAACTCCCGGATGAGCTGCGCGACGACGCCCGGCGTCGAGATGTTCTTGCCGGCCAGCGCCTCGGACTGCTCGGTGGAGAGCGCCGGGGCGAAGACCCCGAACAGCCCGAGCCGCGTGATTGCCGACATCGGATCAGACGATGACGAAGGTGTCGCCGTTGCCGGGCGCCTCGGTCAGCGTCGAGACCGTCAGCGCCTTCGTCGAGCCGTTGTAGTCGCTGATGGCCGCCGCCTGGCCGGCGAGGTTGCCGGAGCGGAAGACGATGACGCGGCCGTTGTAGTGGTCGTCGGTCGTCTCCGAGAGGCCGGTGGTCACGACGGTCGTCGTCGAGCCCGTGGAGACCGTGCCCGTGACGACGCCCTCCAGGCCCGCCTCGAGGTTGTCGGCCGCCGTGCTGTCGCCGGAGACCGCGATCACGTCGACGCCGAGCTGCGCCGAGTACGCGATCAGGCTGTCATAGACCTGCGACGGGACCACCATGAAGTCCATCGCGAGCGGCCGCGCGACGCCCGCATCCCGGAAGAAGATGCGTGCCCGACCAAGCGTGTCGGTATCGGCCGTGGTCAGGTCGAGCGCGTATTGGCCGCCCTGAACATGCGTGAAGGTCCGGCCGGAGATATCTACCACCGAGCCGGAGCCGTGCTTGACCAACTCGGCGTCGTCCATCGCGGCCAGCGTCAGGCCGGTTTCGGCCGTGAAGCCGTCGGTCTCGTCGACGAAGGGGCCGACGATGACCTTGGCGGCCGTCGACTGCCGCAGCCACATCACCATGGGCGGGGTCTCCTGTCTCGCGTTTTGGGTGGGGTCAGGCGCGGCGCGCGCGGATGCCGAACCAGCGGACGACACCGTAGTCGAAGTTGCCGCCGCTGTCCCAGTGGAACGAAATGCCTTCGGTCGGTCCGCCCTGATAGGCGAAGTGGTGGTGGTGAACGATGTCCGTCGTGCCGCTATCGAGGCGGAACACGGAATGGCCGGTCATCGTGTTGTCGGTGAAGCCGCGCACGAAATCGATGTATCCGTTCCAGGTTTTGATCGCGCTCTGGGCGGTCGGATGCAGGATGATCTGCGTCGTGCCGCTGCTCTCGACGCCGGCCGGAACCGCGAAGGCGGTCATATAGGCGTAGGAGTAGTCGGCGCCGCTGTTGTCGATGGCGCCGCCTGTATAGCAGCGCATCCGCAGGATGCGGTTCCCGCCGGCATCGTGGCTGATCCCGTCCAGCAGCACCTTGCCGCCGACGATCTCGGGGTCGTCGTAAAAGACGCTGTCCTGGTAGAGGCTCTGCGTCGCGGCGCCGCTCGCCGCCTGCTCGCCGAAGAACACCAGCCCGGACCGGCGCGACGTGTAGAACTTCGTCCCGTCGCACCAGACGTCGAATTCCTCGCCCTGGTAGGCGACGATCAGGTCCTGGTCGTCGATCTGCTCGGCGCCGTTCGGGTTGATGAAGAGGTAGAACAGGTCGTTGTAGTCGCCGCGGCACTGGATGCGGGTGCGGAAGGACGAGCCGAGCGTCGCCGCGGCCGTGGTCGAAAGCGTGATCGCCGAAGCGGTGACGCGGATCGTGTTGCCGGCATCCGCCGCGCCGATCGTGTCGTTGGCGGAAACCTCCCGGACCGACGATCCGGAGGCCGAAATCGTCGGGTTGCCCGAGACCCCGTCGCCATTCGAGACGCTGATCCCGGTTCCCGCCGTGATGGTGCGCACCTCGGCCGTGCCCGCGCCTGTGCGCACGACAATCCCGTTGGACGCCAGCCCGGCAATCGCCGTCAGGTCGGCGTCCGCCTGCTGGGCGTCGATCGCCGTGCGTGCGGCCCCGGCATTGGCCGCCTCCAGCACGGAAATCCCGGTTGCGGTCGGTGCGGTCGCGGCCAGCGTGTCGAGCGTAGCGTCCCACGCCTGCACGTCGGCGCCGATCGCCAGCCCCAGCGACGTCCGGGCATCGGCCTCGGTGACGGCCCCCGTCCCGCCGGCCGCGATGCCCAACGGCGTCGGCAGCGCCAGCGTGGCGTCCCAGCCCGAGCCATCATAGACGAACATCATGCCGGAGCCGGTGTTGTAGTAGATCATTCCCGCCTGGAGCGGGTCGCCGTCATTGTCGAGCGTCGGGGGCGATGCCTTCGCGCCCAGATACTTGTCGTCGATGCTGTCGGCGGAGTTCGCCGCGGCCAGGGCCGATGCCGCCGCGGCCAGGGCGTCGGCCGCCGCGTCCGATGCCGAGGACGCGGCCTGAGCCGCCATGTACTTCGCCGAGTAGTCGGTGCCGTCCACGGTCCCGCTTATCTTCCGGGCCCAGTCCTCGGCCTCCTGAGCGGCCACCGTGGCATCGCCGACCCGAACGTAGAGCGTCCACCTCCCGGCGTCGGCATCGGTCTGGAACGACGTGCCCGAGGTGTGGTCCTCGAGGCAGAAATAGACGTTGCCCTGGATGATGGACCCGCCGGCCGCCGCCGTGCCGATGCGGATCGTGTCGCCGCGCTGGTAGATGGTCGACGGGCCCCAGTCGCCGCGGAACGAGCCGCCGGGCGCGATGACGCCGGTGTCGTGCTCGCCGAACGGCAACGCCTTGGCCGTGATGATGACGGCGACGTCGACGTAGGGGATGACCGCCCACTGGCCGTTGCTGTCGAGGAACTGCGGATTGGCGAGCGTGCCGGTGCCGGCCGGCGCGTCGTAGAGCGTCGCCAGTTCGTCGGTCTTGGTGCCGTCGGCGTCGGCCTCGAACACCCAGACCTTGGCACCGCCGTAGACGTCCGGGTTGGCCGTGGCGAACTGGTTGAGGGCGGCGCGCAGGGCCATGGCTCAGAAATCCCGGTATTGAGTGAAGCGCGGCCGCTCGACGTTCTCGCGCCGGTTCCGCGCCAGGAGCCGGTTCTTGGCTTCCTCGGCCTGCTTCAGGAGCCGGCTGATCTCGCCCTCGGGCAGCATCTCGACGGGCCCGGCGCCAATGTCCGCGGCCGTCGCCAGTTCGAGATATCGCTGCCATGCCTCGGGAAAGCCGTGGTCGAGACGGCCGCCGTCCTGCGTGACGTCCCGCGCCACCGTCTGGGCGGTCAGGCGCACGGTCCACGTCGTCGATGGCGTCGGGTAGACCAGCATCATCGCGGACGGCGACCGCTCGATCAGCAGCCCGTCCGGAGTGCCGGTCCGGGTGTCGCGGTCCTCGATCGCGTCCCACTCGATCCGCCGGTAGAGGCAGAGCGGCTCGATATCGCCGGTCGACGTCACCAGCCCGGCGCGGATCGCGAACTCGATGTCCGGATCGAGGACGCCCGAGAGGTCGTATTCCTGCTGCCCGGCCGCCAGCGCCACGGTCTTGGTCCGCGGCACCAGCCACCACAGGCGTTCGGTGCCCGCGAGCTCGGCCACGATCCGGTCCAGCGCCTCGATGGCGAGCCGCAGCTTCGTGCCGTCGGAGCCCGCATCGTTCCACGACGTCGTGCCGATGCGCCGCAGCGCGGCCTCGGCGATGGCGGCGGCGCTGAGGCGCAGCGACATGGGATCAGGCGGCCTCGGCGGCCCGTTGCTGCGCCAGCTTGGCGCTGATCTCGGCCATCGTCAGCCCGCCGGCCTCGCCGTCGCTGTCGCGGTCGAACTCGATCTCGTCGCCGTCATCGGCCGCCGGACTGCCGCCGGAAGCCGCCGCGGGCGCCCGAACCGCCGCCTCGGCCTGCCGTTCCATGATGAACCGGACCAGGGCGCCCTTGCTGAGGCCGGGGTCGAAGCCCGCATGGTCGCCCCACTTCTGCGCCCGCTCGCGCAGCGCCTGGATGGTCAGTTCGTCGAGGTCGGCGATGACCTGGTCGTTGCGCAGCGCCGGGGCGCCGGCGGCACGGGCCTCGGCGGGCGCCGGGGTTGCGGTGTAGACCTCGCCCTCGGGCCCCTCGACGCGGAACGCCTCGATGTGGGCGACGAGCCGGGCGATGGCCAGCGGGATTTCCGTGGGCTCGCCCGGGATGAAGGTCCAGTTGCGCCCGCCGATCTCGTGGACGCGCGATCCACGAACGGCGGTGGCGTCCCAGACCCGCGCGATGCGCAGGTCCGAGACGCCCATGGCTTCCGCCGCCGCCATTACCGCGCCTGCGCGGTATCGACGCAGAGCAGGCAGACCGTGATGACCGCCGCCGCCGTGACGTTGGCGCCGCCGATCAGGACGTTGATCGCCTGTTCGGAGGCCGAGATCGCGGGCAGCGCGCTCAGCAGTTCGGTGTCGGCCCCGCCCGCGCTCGTCGCCGCGGTGATCGCGGTCGCGCCGACCCGCAGCTGGATCGTGCAGGACGAGCCCAGCGTAGCGGAGACGTGCATCGAGCCCGCGACCACCTGATAGTAGGCCGGGAGGTCGAAACAGGTGATGTCATCGCTGCTGGCCGCATCCCCGGACGCGATCGTGCGCTGCCAGACGAGGGGGATCAGGTTGACGTAGCCGGACTGCGACGGGCGGTGCCGATCGTCCAGCTTGTGCTTCGTCACGGTCGTCATGACGGGTGCTCCTCTGAAACGACGAAGGGCGCCACATGGGCGCCCGCGTCAGGTCTCTTGGGTGGGACGGATCAGGCCGCGGCCGCGCAGTAGGCGGAGACGACGGAGAAATCCTCCGTGGTCCGGCCATCCGGCTCGGAGGTCCACACGGGCTTCCGGAAGCCCATGATCTGGCCGTGCGCGAGGCCGATCTTGTTTTTGTAGTCCTTGGGGTCCTCCTCCCACTCCGGCTCACCGATGCGGGCGAAGGCGAGCGCCTGGGCGCCGAGCAGCAGGCACTGCGCCCCCTCGACGGTGCCGGCCGCGCCGTACTTCGACCCGGACGCGATGCCGCGGGTCGTCGGCACCTTCTTGTGGGTATAGATGAGCATCCCATCGACGTCGGCGAACGCGCCCGTGAACATCGGGTTGGCGTCGCCCCGCGTCTGGCCCTGCGTGACCGCGGTCTTGTAGTCGTCGTCGAGCTTGAGGTCGCGCCCGGCGAAGGTCGACAGCAGGACGATGTAGCGGTCCCGGCCGCGGTCGCGGATCGGCTTGATCCGCTTGTCCTCGGCCATGGCCCGGAGACGGATCAGGTCGTTCCAGGTCACCTTGTCGGCCGTGGTCAGGGTCGCGGTCGAGGTCGCCGTGCCGCAATAGAACTTGCGGTTGGTCGACGGCGCCGTGACGTCCGCCGCCCAGGCGAGCTGCGAGAGCGTGGCCGTCGAGCGCGCCGAGCCGTTGAGGTTCAGCGTGTAGGACATGCCGGCGAGCGTCAGGAACGCGATCTCGTCGACCTTGTTGCCGAACCAGAAACCCAGGTGCTCCTTGGCGACCGAACGGAACCGGATCACGGTCCGCTGGTCCGACATCTTGCCCTTGTTCTTCACACCATGGCGGAGCTGGTCGAGCTTGATCTCCAGCGTCTCGTTGACCATGGTCTCTTCGTTGCCGTCGAGCGTGTTGTCGCCCGCGGTGCCATCACCGGCCAGGTCCTGCACGAGGCTCATGACGCACTTGTCGCCGCGGCCGTCGTTGGTCAGTTCGGTGATGAGCTGCACCGGCCGGTTCGCGCCGGCGCCGATCATGCCCGAGGACATGACGAGCGAGGCGTCGCGGCCTTCCATCCAGAGCTTCGTGCTCCAGGCCTTCTTCTGGGCCGCGCTGAGCGACCCGAAATCGGTTTCGGCCATTGCTGTTCTCCCGGCGCCCGAGGCCGGCTATCCGGCCTTCTCGGGCGCGAAGTGGTCGAGGACTTCGCGGGGGAGCTTCATCCGGTCCTCGAAGGACATCGCGTCGATCTGCTCCGCGGTGTAGCCTCCGGGGATCGGTGCCGGCGCCCCCACGCCCATCGTCCCGATCGCCGGCGGCTGCTTGACCTGAGCCGGGAGCGTCGGGGTCTGCTGCTGTGTCTGACCATTGCCCTTGGGCTGCTGCGCCGGAGGCTGCGCGGGCGCCGGAGCGCCGCCGCCATAGGCCCGGTCGAGGCCCATCTCCTTCGCCGCCAGCACCGTGAAGATGGCCCGGTTGAGCCATCCGGCCTCGGTGCGGGGATCGGCGTTCCTGCCCGTCGCCTGCGCCATCTGGTCGACGCGAGACTGGATGCTGGGCGCTTCGAGGATGTCCCTCGGCACCTTCGCGACCCAGGGCTCGGCCGCCTTGATCTGGTCGACGCTCTGCTGCAGCGCGACGCTGGTCCGCGGCGACGGCGGCGGTGCCGGCTGGGCCGGCTGCTGCGGTCGCGGGGCGGCCTGCTGGACGGCGCGCTGAACCAGCATGGCGGTGCGGTGGTCGGCCAACGCCGACTGCTGCCGCCGGTACTCGGCCCAGTTGATTTCCGACTTCTCGTACTTCTGGTCGAGGTCGGCGATCTGCCGGTCGATGACCTGGATGGGGTCGACCTGCTGCTGGGCCGGCTGCTGCTGGCCGGGCGGCTGCGGGGCGCGGCTCGCGGCCAACTGGCCTTCGAGGTACGCGATCCGCTGCGCCGCCTGCTGGGCGGCGGCTGCCGCCTCCTGCCGCTGGCGGTTGACCTCGGCGAACCGGCCATAGGGCACGGCTTCCGGCGGTCGCTGGCCGGGCGGCTGGGCGTCGCCCTGGACGCTGTCGGTCGGCTCCGGGGCCGGTTCGGCGGTCCCGGCGGCGGCCGGCGGCGCGGTATCGGCGGCCGGGGTGCTGTCGGCGGAGGGCATGGTGGTGCCTTCCATCGACTGCCCGGCGGCCTTCACCGCCTCCAGGGCCTGGACTTCCTCGCGCTGGAGGAGGTCCGAGAACGAGAACGACGAGGTATCGGGCGCAGGCGCGGGCTGCTCGGCCGCCTGCGGGGCCGGGTTGGGCTGGTCGGTCACTGTTCTGGTGCTCCTATTGACGCCGGGAGACGGCGGAAACGCCCCTCTGGTGGGCGGCACCCCGACCGATGACGTGGGTCGGCTACTGTCTCGCCCGGTTGGCCCCGGCGGCGGGCGGTCGTTACGCGACCAGCGGAACCGATTTCAGCGTCGGGTCGGCGCTCGGCTGCCCGAGGGCAGCCTTCCGGGTCTGATCCGGCCGGACATCGACGTCGGCCATGATCTCCCGGTATTTCTGCATCGCCTTGGCGGCGTCGTCGACGCGCTGGTCGAGCGTCGCGGCGATCTCCTCGATCGGGTCGTCGGTGTCGACCACCACGTTGACGTCGCCGTCGCGGTCCTTGTGCATCCAGACGAGCCGCTGCGGGATCGGCATGACGAGGATGCCGTCCATGACCGCGGTCTCGACGGGATCGGCCCAGGCCACGATCCACATGCCGTCGTGGTGAACCTCGCGGTTCAGCCGGTCGAGCAACTGGATCGCGGCGACGCGCTGCGGCACCAGCGGCCGGCAGCGGCCCCGCTCCTTGGTGACGAGGTGGCCGGCCGCCCGGAACGCGCACCAGTAGCCGCCGCCGTGCGCCTCGGCCTCGATCTGGCCGGCGAGCGCGCGGCGGATGACGCGGGCGTCGTCGAGCATCAGGTCACCCGCTCGACCAGCCCCTGGAGGACCAGCGAGCCGGCGCTGTGGTCGGTCGTGCCGCCCGAGTAGGCGGCGACCAGCGGGTTGGCGTAGCTGAACGCGGTCGTGCCCCAGGCCGCGGTCGCCGGGAACGGCAGCGCCGTCTCGCCCCAGCGAGCGGCGGCCAGCGACTCCAGCGTCGCGTTCGGGATCACCGAATAGATCGCCGTGTCCGACTTGATCGACAGCAGCCGGTCGCCGCCCGAGTGGAAGTTCGTGAACGGGCCGAGCAGGAACAGCGTGTGCAGGCGCCAGGTCTCGCCGGCCGCCGGCGCCACCAGCGTTTTGGTCGCGGCGAGAGCGACGTCGCTGTGCGCCACCGTCACCGAGAATCCCTTGACCATGCCGACGTGGCTCGCGCCCTGCGCGGCGAGGTAGGCGTGGATGTCCTTGGTGCCGTAGCCGGACGGCCACGCGCGCAGGAACTCTTCGACGTCGGAAAAGATTGCCATCTGGGATCACTCCTATCGCGGCATCGGGCGCCGCATCGGCGCGCCCATGGGTCCGGCCTGCACCGGCGGTGCACCCGGAGGACGAGGCGGCATCGGCCGCGGCATCGGTGCGTTCGGCATCGGGCCGGGACGCGGCGGCACCATGCCGCTGGCCGGCGGTCCGCCGGGACCGGGGAGGGCGGGCGCGCCACCCGGCCCCGGCGGACCCGGCCGCGCACCGGGCATCGGAGGACCGCCGGAGGGAACACCCCCCGGGCCTCCCGGCGGTCCGCCCATCGCGGCCTGCTGTGCCTGGGCGATGCGGCGCTTGATCTCTTCCTTGCGCGGCATCGTCGAGAGGTCGACCAGCACGTCGGCGGCGATCTGCATCGGCATGACGCCCGCCTTGACCAGTTCCATGCCCTCCTCGAACTGCGCCTGGAGGAACGTCGAGCTCGCCGGCGCCTCGTCGATCGCGACCAGATAGCGCCCCGTCGTCAGGTCGTTGACGATGCGGTCGGCCGCGACGCGCCGGTTGATCGCGCGCTCCTGCATCTGGCCGTCGTCGCCCAGCGTCCGGACGATCCGCTCCGTCGTGTAGTAGGACTGGACGATCTCCAGCAGCTTGCGGCCGCGCAGCTCGCGGAACCGGGCCATGTTGTCGAAGGCGACCTCGTGGCTGATGATCGCCTGGCGCTGCCGGGCCTCGATGGCGCGGCCGGACTGGACCCGGTCGACGTTGCCCAGCGCGCTGTCGTTGACGCCGCTGATCTCCTTGAGGTCGTTCTGCGCTTCCTGGTCGAGCAGGCGCAGGCCCTGCGGTGGGAGGCCGGGCTGGATGCGCTGCGGCGGCGGCCGGCCCTGGCGGTACTTGAGATTGAGCCCCGGCGCCGCGCCGTGATCCTCGATCGCGTTCTCGTACTCGGGCTCCAGCGCGCCTTCCTCGTACATCCACCCCGGATTGGCCGAGACCATGATCGCGTGGATGAGCGCCGAGCGCCGCTTGTTGACCTCGTTCTGCGGGTCGATCAGGTCGCGACAGAAGCTCGGCGTCACGCCGCGGCGGAAGTATGGGAAAAAGCCCACGATGGTCGGCGTCTCGTAGGGCGACCAGTCGTCCCACAGCACCTTGTCCATGCAGGTCACGGTCCAGCGCCACGCCCAGCGGACGCCCGGCAGGATCGTCACCCGATAGTTCCGGCCCTGCATCTGCTCCATCATCATGCGGACGCGGTCGTCGTCCCACTGGTCGGGCAGCACCACCTTGTCGCCGGTGTCGACGTCGACCGCATACCGGCAGCGCTTCAGCCGCTTGTGCTGGCGGTCGAGCACGCGCAGCAGCTTCCGGGAGCGGTCCAGGTGCTCCATCGGATAGGTGCCGAGCCGCGCCCCGCCGAAGTGGTGGAACTGCTCGGGCACGTCGCGCAGCCAGTCCTCAAGGCCGAAGAACCGCTGCGGCGCGATCTCGTCGGCGTCGCCCAGCACCATGTCCGCCGACATGATGGCGCGGCGGTCGCCGATGCGCTCGAACAGGTCCTTGGCCTGGGCGCCGCCGTAGAGCATGGCGACCTGGTTCAGGCTGAGGTAGCGGTTGACCGTGACGTGGTTGTGCTCGGCGATATCGTACTCGTCGGCGTCGCAGTCGAGATAGACGCTGAACGGGTCGACGGGCTTCTGCTCGACCTGGCCCAGCGCGTTGCGCTCGTAGTCGAGCCGGATATCCATGAAGCCGCGGCCGGCCGACATGCCGTCCTTGAAGACCTCGGCCTCGCCCCACTTCGCCTGCGTCACCTCGTCAATCTGCTTGACGGTGTGCGTCAGCGCCTCGGCGATCTCGGTGTTCGACGCGACGTCGGCGCCCGGCAGGTAGCGGATGTCGGCGCGGTTCTGCCGGAAAAATCCCTGGATGAGGCGGAACAGCGGCGAGATGCGGTTGAACACCAGCGCCGGGCGCTTTTGCTCCTCCAGCGCCTTGCGGTCCTCCTCGGTCCACTGGATGCCTTCGAGGTACTCGACGGCGCGCTTGGCTTCGAGCGCCCAGATCCGATGCGCCTGCCGGTCGCGGGCCCAGACCTCGAGCTGCTCGTAGACCGTGTCCATCTCGTCGACGGCCGGAGGCGCCCCGCCCACGGTGTCATCGCTGGCGAGGGTCGGGACCGGGAGCATGGGTCAGGCCGCGCTGAGTAGCCGGAGTTGTTCGTCGCTGAGCCGGCGCGGCCAGTAATGGACGCGGCGGAACCATATGGGCGTCGAGGCCGGCCCCAGCGCGCTCGCCTGGTCGCCCACCTGCATCTGCGTGACCGTCGGGATGGTCGCGGACGTATCCAGCGCGGAGAGCGTGCCCATGGCCGCCATCCGGATCGTGTTGAGGCGCCAGCCGCCGGCCATGCGCTGCGGGGTTCCGTCGTAGGCGACACCCGGGACCGTCATGCCGGTCACCTGCGCAGCGCCGCCATCGACGCAGCCGAGGAAGAAGCCGCCCGATGCCTCGCTCAGGAACAAGTTGAGCCGCTCGTTTCCCCCGCCATCGTTGAACGACAGCAGCGGCGGAAACGCGGACCCGGCCGGCGCGTCGAGCATCGACCATTCCACCAACGCCGAGCCCTCTGCCGCATTCCATGCGCCGGTGAAGGGGACGCCGGACAGCAGGATCGCGTCCGCGTTGCGCTGCACCGAGGCCGACGTGGTGGCGATGGGGCTGGTCGTGCAGTGACCGGCCTCGACCTGGATCGCCCTGATCTCGAATGCATCGCCGTCGAGCCCGGCAATCGAGGGTGCCAGCCCGCCGCTCGCGGTTGCCGACAGCCAGGAAACGTAGGGCGACGACGGAACAGCGGCGGACGTGCCGCGCACCCAGCACCGCCACCGTCCGCCCTCGGCGCGCCGCATCCCAGCGACGACGCTGGTGCTGCCCTCGACGACGACGCCGTCCTCCAGGTCGAAGGTCGCCCAGACGTGACTGCCGCCGCCCGGATAGAGGATCGCCTGGACGTAGCGCCGGCCGAGCGGCAGCAGGTCGGCGGACATGACGTAGGCGGTCGAGCCGGCGAGTGTCGGGGCCTGCGTGAGCCCGTGCGCCGACGTGCCGGCGGTCTCGACGATCCGGGCCGTGCCGGTGACCGTGACCGACCCCTCCTTGAACCAGTTCGCGTTGCTCGCATCGTCGCTGTAGAGCGCGAGGTTCGTGCGCTGCGGCTCCCGCAGCAGCCCCAGCAGCCGGCCCGTCGCCGGATCGTGATCGTAGCGCGCGGAGTTGGCGGCGGCCGTGCGGCGGACGCCGGTGCCGTCCACGAATGTCGCGGTCGCACCCGAGCGCGTGACGGCGAGCGCGCCCATGGCCTCGCCGCGCGCGAACTCCCAGGACAGCGCCGGCTCGGGTAGCATCCCCGTGGCGATGGCGGCCCCCATCCGGCTCGCCGGGTACGTGACCGGGCGGCGGACGGGGGACGGGACGGGCATCAGCCGACCTGCAGCCGGAGCGCCTGCGTCCCGGAGCCGTAGGCCCCGGACTTGACGCCGATCCGCAGCTCGCACGCGGCATCGGCCTGATAGCTCGCCTCGACGTCCGCCACCCAGGACTGGACGTCACGCCAGTTCGAGCCGTCGAGCCGGCGCTGCAGGGTGACCGTGGTCGACGTCGCCCCACCCGACGACGACACCGCGACGCGCTGGCCGGCGGCGACCGCGAGCGCGGACGTGAACATATTCTCGGCGGTGACGGAGGCGGTGACCGCCTGTTTGCCCTGGGCCATCAGGCGCTCCAGGTGCCGGAGCCGTAGCCCGGCTGGCGCTGCGGCTGCCCGCCTCCGGCCGCCTCATACTCCGCGCGAGAAGGCGCCGGCGGCACGTTTCGGCAGCTCGCATCGAACGGCCGCAGCTGCTCGTCGACCGGCGGGACCACTCCGGGCGGGAGCGCGCGCCAACCGTGCCGGGCGTCATAGCGCAGCCACGCGCCAAAGGGCGTGTGGGCATAGATCACGTCGAGGCCGCCATTGATGCGCGTCGGGATCATGGCGATGGAGCCGAGCGACTGCCCGAACTGCGCCATCTGATCCGTCTGCCCGGCAGCAGGCGACGGGGCCGGCCCGCGCCAGCCATACTCCCGCTCCATCCGCGCCTTCTTCCGCTCGATGTGCCGCGCCATGAGCGCGTCGAACTCTGCGTCGTCCATGTGTCACCCCGTCATCCAGGAGCGCGAGCCGGCGGTCGCCGCGCGCATCGCGCGCTTCCACGCCAGGTCTTCCTTCTTCCGGGTCTCGCCCAGGGCGAAGGTCAGGCAGAAGGCGTCGGCGCGATCCGGAGACCGCCCGAGCCGCTTCTTCGTTTCCTCTTTGCGCTCGACCACGATCTGGCCTTCGGAGCGGATCGAGTAGGTCGGCGCCACGAGATCGCGCGCCAGTTCCTCGTCCCGCGCCATCCGGCAGTTCCGGGCCATCAGCCACTCGCGGACGCCGAACCAGAGTTCGTCGCGCTGCCGCCAGAACCGGGCTTGCAGCGCCGCGTTCTCCGCGACGTTGATACCCACCGCCGGCAGCCCGAGCTCGATCAGCCGATCCACGACGCCGGCGCCGATGCCGATGACGTCGACCGCGATCTGCACCGGCAGGTCGTCGCGCGGCGTGTCCTCGTAGAGCCGTATCACCCGGCCGGCGGTCTGCATCGTGTCCATGCCCGCCCAGACCTGCACGGGGGCCGGCATCACGTTGCCGCGGCGGATCGCCAGGGCGTTCATGTCGTCGCCGAACCGGGCGACATCGAGCCCCCAGACCGTGCCCCGGCCCTCGATCGGCTCGATCTGGCGGTTGTAGGCCGCTTCGATCAGGTCGACGGCGATGATCGCGTCGTCGGCGGCCGTCGGGAATTCCCCGAGGACGCGGACCTTGTAGGCGTTGCTGTCGCGGCCGTAGAGCGCGGCCATCTCCTCGGGATAGGCCGGGCCCACCCTCGAGGAGTCGGTGCAGGCCACGCGCATCGTGTGCCAGATCGCCCGCGCCCGGTGAAACGCGGCATGGAAGTAGCCGTAGGGCCGGGTTGGGTTCCCGGTCATGATCGTCTTCGCGCCGTGCGTCGACATGGCGCCGGCCGCGACCTCGAAAATGGCGTCCGCGACGCCCGATGCCTCGTCGATCAGGAACAGCATGTTGTCGCTGTGGAAGCCCTGCAGGGCCTCCGGTTGCTCCTGCCGGGCGGTGCGCGCCACGGCGAATGCTTCGCTCGGCGCCCCGGCCAGTTCGGCCCGGAGGTGTTTGATCTGCAGCCAGGACCGGAACGGCTCGGCCAGGCGGCGGTGCCACAGGGCGACCTCGCCCCAGAGAACATCTTCGAGCTGGTGGCTGGTCGGCGCGGTACACGCGACCTTGGCCGGGTAGCGGGTCAGCAGGAACCAGAGCAGCACCCAGGACAGCAGCGCCGATTTCCCGACGCCGTGGCCCGAGCGGATCGCGATGCGGTCCTTGACGGCGACCGCGCGCAGCGCCTCGATCTGCCACGGCTCCGGGTCGGCTTTCAGCGCCTCCCGGACGAACGCGGTCGGGTCAGTGCGCCAGCGGATGATCGTCGGCCGCAGTAGCTCCAGCGGCGACGGGTCCGATACTGGCGAGGAAATCGACAACGGCTGTGCGGACATCGACTTCGACGTGCTGGGCCGGCTTGCCCCAGCCGCGGGACAGCAGCGTCTCGGCGGCTGCGACGCGGGCGGAGCCGGGTTGCCCGCGGTCCTGCATGACTTCGGCGAGGGTCTGGATGGCCTCGCCGGTGTAGGCCCTGGCCGCTTCCTTGACCTCGGGCGGGACCTTCATGCGCCCGCCAGGGTTGCCGGACTGGCCCTTTTGCCACTTCCGGCCGTTCTTCGGAGGGGTGCGGGTGCCCATCGTGTGCTCTCAGACGATCCTCAGCAGCGCTTCCCGCCGCCCTTCCTGGAACCCTTGGGCATCATCGACCCCCAGAAACGCGAAGCGCCCGGCCGATGGTTCGGTCCGGGCGCAGTTGTGGCACGCCGAGGTTATGCCCCGCGTCGGCCGGGCGTGTCAAGCCCCTCGCGCTCGGCCTCCAGCCCGCGCAGAAACATGTCCGTCCATAGCGGGATGTCCTGGTCGCCGGCCTCCCATCGCTGCCAGGATCGGGTCGTGACCCCGGCGATGCGCGCGCACTGGCCCTGAGACAGCGAGAGCGCCTTGCGGCGCTCCCGGAGTTCGGAGGGGGCGGGACGGCGGTCAGGCAGCACAGGGACGCCCCAGCGCGGCAGCAACGAGGCTGTCGACGGTCATGCCCTCGACCCACGCGTTGGTCAGCGCATCGTCGATCGACTTCTCGTCCATGCCGGGCTCGGCGGCGGCGAGGCTGTCGAATGCGGCGTTGAGGATCGCCAGTTCGGCGGCGGAGAAACCCTCGGTGTTATCGTCGGTGTAGCGGATCATCGTCTCTCTCCTCGATGAGCGGAGCGGCACAATCGCCGGTCACAGGGGAATACATACGACACTGTGTCGCCAACGCAAGAGGGAAAATGCACGTCATCTCCGCCCCCTGTAGTGCCGGACCAGCCCCGCAAGCGCGCTCCGCAGCGCGTTGAGGACGCACGGCTGGTCGCTGATGACCGCGCGCCTCGCGATCGCGGCATCCAGCGACGTCAGGCTCGCCAGCGCCGCGGCGTAGCGGCGATAGGCGTCCTCGTCGCGGACCTCGATGTCGACGCGGCCGGCGCCGCCACCCGAGCGCATCGGGTCGCCGGCCCTGGCGTGGCCCACGGAGACGCCGGCTTCGAGCCAGTCGGACAGCAGCTTCGCCGCGGCGTCCCGCATGTCGGCGCCTTCCCGGGCGTCCCGCGACAGCAACCCATCCGCGTACAGCCGGTCGACGTAGCTCGTCGTCAGGACGATGACGTGCTCGACCGTCAGCCCGGTCTCGGGGTCCGCCTCGCGCACGAGTTCGCCGCGGTCGCGGCCGCCGTTGACCTCGACGGTGCCGAGCACGGTGCGGTCGGTTTTCGGCATCGCGGTCATCGTACGATGCCCCCCATTCGCCCGGGAACGGGGTCTACAGCGCCGTTGCGTTCCGTGTCGGGGCTACCAGCCGCGGCGGCGCAACGGCCATCCAGAGACGCGCTAATGGGTTTCTGCGGGCATCCGATCATCGCGTCCCCCTCCGAGCCCCGTAGTGGGCGTTCATCTCGGCTTCCATGCCGCGCCGCAGCCACTCGCTGCGGATGTCGTCGATGCGGATGCAGACCCATCCCCGTTCGCGCCACGCGGCGCCCGCCTTGGCGGCGATCTCGTCGTCGTCGAGCGGCTGGGCCGGAACGTGACGGGCGAGGCTGGTGCGGATCGCGATCATGCCGCGGCCGCCTTGCGACGGGTCAGGCCATGGCCGACGAGGACGCGGTCCGGGACCAGCGTCGCGGGGTCGTCGGGCGGCGGCCCGTTGCGCTCCATCCAGACGCCCTTGAGGCGCCAGGCAACGCAGCGGTCCCACCACTGCCGGTCCTCGGGACTGGCGATGCCCGGCGGGTACGGGCTCGGCGGTTCCTCGCGGTCGACGTCGGCCTCGAACAGGCGCAGCGATACCGGCATGTCGCCGGGCCTCGACGCGGCGTATCGCTCGACCGACGCCGAAACGATGGCCGAGATCCGGTCAGGCCCGATCCGGCGTTCGGCCCACCCCCTGGCGATGGCGAGGTCGGCACCGTGTCGGCGTCGGCGGCGTCCGGCGAACTGGGCGGCGATGGCCGTGTCCGCCGCCTCGATCAGCGCCTCGGCGGCGGCGTCGATCGGCCTCGGGGTCTCGATCGCTCGCGGGGATACCGAGATACGGTTCGTCGAATCGATATCTTCTCCTACTTCATCCTCCCTCTTCCCTCCTCCCTCCTCCATCAGCGCGTCGATTTCTCCGTTTGGGGGAAATGCGCCCTGCTTAAGCGGGGGCGATTTCTCCGTTTCGGGGAAATCCGCGTCTCCAGACGCCTCGTCGTCGTCGCTCGGCTGGCCGTTCGTGTTCTGTTCGGCCTTGAGGCCGACATACTCGCGAAGGCTGTCGGGCAGCGTGTGGATCGCGTTCGGCGTCTTCGGCTTCTGCCAGCGGCGAAAGTTTCGGATAGCACCGAACCGCTTTCCGCCATGCTCGAATGCGCAGATCATCGGCGGGTCGGCACGCTCCAGTTCCGACAGCAGATCGGCAACGTTGACGGGCTTGGTCGGCATGATGCGGAGATGCAGGCGGCTTGGGCGCCACTCGAACAGCCCCTGATCGTCCGCCTCGGTCCATAGGCCGATGAAGAAGACCTGCGCCTCGGCGGACAGCCCGACGAAACCCTCGTCAGTGAACAGCCCGGGGTGGACGCTCCTAATACGCGCCATGATGGCCCCCTTCGTAGAGGTCGGAATACGCCATGAGCGATGGGTTGAACGCGGCGCGGATCGTCCGCTCCGGCCCGTTGCGCTGCTTCGCCACGATGATCTCGCCCGTGCCCTGGCACTTGGCAAAGCGGTCGTTCCACTCGGCGAGGCGGCCGGCGAACTTGTCGTCGGCCTCGCCCGTCCGGCGGCGCGGCTCGCCCTCCTTCTGGAGGTAGTATTCCTCGCGATAGAGGAACATCACGATGTCCGCGTCCTGTTCGATCGAGCCGCTATCGCGGAGGTCGGACAGCATCGGCCGCTTGTCGTCGCGGGCCTCGACGCCGCGGTTGAGCTGCGAAAACGCCAGCACCGGCACGTCCAGATCCTTCGCCAGTGCCTTGAGCGCGGCCGTGATCTCGGCCACTTCCAGCACCTTGTTGCCGTCGCGGCGGTTCGTGTCGCCGCGCATCAGTTGCAGGTAGTCGATGATGATGAGACCGAGCCCGTGTCGACGCTTGATCCGCCGGGCGGTCGATGCGAGCCGCGACGGGCGCAGCGCCGGGGTCGGATCGACGAAGATCGGCAGGCGCTCGGCCTGGTTCCTCGCCTCGATCAGCCGGGACCATCCGTCGTCGCCGACCCGTCCGGCACGTATATCCGTGAACGGCAGATCGATATCCAGGGCGGCCGAGCGGCCGGCGACTTGCGATCCCGGCATCTCCAGCGACCAGATGCCGACCGGCTGGCCGGACATGGCCGCGGCGCGGGCGATGCAGACGCCGAGCGCGGACTTGCCCATACCGGGCCGGGCGCCGCAGATCACGAGGTCGCTGCGCTGGAGCCCTCCGATCGTCTCGTCCAGATCACGCAATCCGGTGGTGGTGCCGACGATCTTGCCGTCGCGCTTGTGCGCCTCTTCGGCCTCGCGGATCACCTCTTCGTAGTAGCGGACGATGTGGCTGTAGCTCTCCGACTGGCCGCCGGACACGATCTCGTCAAGCCCGCGCTGGCAAGCGGCCATGGCGTCCTCGACGCCCTCGTCGCCGGCAGCGTATGCGGCAGCGGCGATCTCGTCGGCCACGGCGAGCGCACGGCGGCGCTGCCATTTCTGGCGGATATCCTGCGCCCATAGCTCGACCGACGATCCGGGCGGGACGCCCATCGCGATCGTGTAGAGGCTGCGGAGGTATTGCCGGCCGCTGTCGCCGTCGAACCCCGGTGCCCCTTCCAGGGCCGCGGCGACCGAGACGAGGTCAGGCTCCGCGCCGCGCTCGACGATGCGCGCGATCGCCCGGAATGCTTCGGTATGGAGGCCGACCGCGAAATGCTCGGCCCGAACGATGCCCGAGATACGATCGAACATCCGCGAGCCGTGATCCATCAGCAGCCCGAGAAGGGCTTGCTCGGCCTCGATGTTCTGCGGTGGCGCCGGCCGGGACGTGCCGAACATTCCATCAGCCATGCGATCGCCTCCGCCAGTTTTCGATGACGGCGTCGGCGCGGGTCAGAATCACGTCCCGGACCACGTCGGCGATGTGGCGGAACCCATCCTCTGGTCGCGTGATCGGCGTAGCGGCGAGCATCGCGCGCCGGGCGCGGTATGCCGCGACCACCTCTTTCGGGATGACGTTGCCGTGCATCACGTCGCCCCGCCGAGAAAGAAAAAACAGCGGATCGGCTGCCCCGTTGTCCGGCACGCCCACGGCCGCATCTCTTTCGACGGGTACGTTCCCCGCTCGCCCTGGCGGAACACCTGGCCCGTCGATTTGACCTTCCAGACGCCGGGCTCGATCTCGACGACGTCGTCCTCGTCGATGGGCTGGCAGTCCTTGTTCATGTAGCAGCACCATGACGTCTCGGGGTTCTCCCATATCCAGTCGGAACCGGGCCCATGGGCGAGGGCGATAGGCGCGCTTAGGAATAGGGCTGTGAGGATGACGGGACGCATATCAACCCCTCCGCGTAGACTTCGGCGGCATTCCCGGCGGATGCAGGGACTGCAGGCCGGACCGGTAGATGTGCCGGTAAATCGCGTCTCGCGTTCGATGCGGGAACAGGGCGGCAACCTCGTGCAGCCTCATTGCGTGCCGCTCCAGCGCCGCCTTCAACATCGCGGTTTCGATATCCGACCACGGCCTCCCGCCCATCTCAGGCCACCGCCCAAGACGTGGCGTTGGAGCAGTAAGACATCCGGTCCGAAATGGTCCGCGAAGGGACCCAGAACGGTTCGGGCCGACATGCGCGAGGGTCGTCCTCGAACCGGGCATCGGCTGGCCAATCAGCCTCGCGCATAGTGACCTTCGGCCACACCATCAGGTTCGCCCACCACGGCGGATCGTCGAGAGTCGCGACCACTGCGATAGGCTCGGGTGCCGATGACTTGATGGACTCCGTCAACCCGGAGCCCCACTCCGCCACCCACTCCCGCACCACCCCGACTGGTAGCTTCAACGCGTCTGCGATCCGTCCGGCGTCCCAGCCCTTGGCCGCGTTGGTAATCGCTCGGGATCGAAGCAAGGCGCGTTTCTCTTCGGACAATGCCGCGAACCGCTGCGCCTGCATTTCGCCCTTGGTTGCGTCAGGTCGGCGAACCGGCCGCGCCACGATTTGGGGTTGTCCGTCCCGATGGAGTTTGATGCGCCGCGCCGCAGTGCGGTAGCTGCACCCGATCTGCTCGGCGATGATCGCGGGCGCGCATCCGACCTCGACGAGGTAGAGAAACTGTCGCTCGACCTCGGGCGACCAGCGATACGTCTCCATCCCCCTCACTCCCTGATCGCGTTGAACAGCCGGCGGACGGCATATGACCGGGCCAGCGAGACGACGGTGAACGCGGCGCCGATGGCGAGGTTGTCGCCGAGGGAAACCGCGATGCCGAACAGCGGGAAAATCGCGAGCTGCGCCAGGACGGCGACGCCGTAGCCGACCAGCACGTTCGCGATGGCCTCGATGGCGGACATGCGGCGGGACTGGCTCATGCGACATCCCCGAGCAGGGACGTCTGGACCGGCGCGGCCGGCCGTGGAGCGTCGCGGAACAGATCACGCTGGCGGTACGCCTCGTCGATCCGGCGGCAGGCAATCTCGAAGTAGCCGGGGTCTATCTCGATGCCGATGAAGCGCCGGCCCAGCTTCGCGCAGGCGACACCCGTGGTTCCGGAGCCCATGAAGGGGTCGAGGATGATTCCACCCTCGGCATTCCCTGCCACCGCCTCTAGCAGTCCGACGGGTTTCTCGGTCGGATGATGTTCGTTACCTGATCTGGGGAACGTGAGAACATTGCCCAGCCCCGCGCCCATCTCGGAGACGACCTTCGTCCCCCAGCAGATAAGCTCGTGCTGCATCTTCCATCTGGCGCCCATCCCAGCGGCGCCTTTGTTCCAAACGAGCATCCCCCGCAGCCGAAAGCCGGACAGCTCCACGGCCTCGGTGGTAAAGGGCCACATGCGCCAGTCGGTGAAGACGTAAGCCGCTGCGGCATCAGACGCGCGCAGAACGCGCCGCACCAGAGCGGAATACCCGCCCGTGCTCATGGTGTCGCCCTGGATGCGACGGAGGGTGCTGGTTGTGCCAATGCTGCCGCCTGCTTTGCCGGCTTCATTGAACCCGCCGCTGCTGTACGGCGGGTCCGTCACCACCGCGTCCACCCTCTCAAGCGTTGGGAGGATTTCCAGGCAATCGCCCAGATACAGCGTCGCGTCGCCAATATGTTCGACCCGTCCGCTCACGCCCCGATCCCCCACGCCAACCCGGCCCCGGCGAGAGAGCCCAGGGCAAGGGCCGCGAACCAGATCACGCCCGGCACATACCCCTCTCGGCAGAGATGATCGGGAGGGTCGGAGTCCATGCGGAGCCAGTAGGACATCACGCACCCGCCTTGAGCGCGCGATGCTTCGCCGCCCTCAATGCAGCGAGACGCTCCTGCTTCTTCCCGTGCGGGGCGCGGATGTAGGCGGCGCGGCGGGTTTCGACCTCGCGCAGCTCGGGCGCGGTCAGGAGGTCGTGACGGATGCGGCGGCGGGGCTTCATGCGGGCCAGACCTCGACCCCATTCGGAGCCGCAAACTGTCCGTGAAGCTTCCTCGCTGCTTCGTCATAGGCATGAGCCGCGGCTTCTCGGGTCGGGAAGGTGCCGATATGGACCTCGCGCCAGTCCTTCCAAATGCGGGCGCGCCATTGCCCGGAGGCCGTCGGCGTGACGCCCTTGAACCCGGACGTGTTCCTGCGGTCCATTTTGCGGTTTCGGCTGTTCTCGGCTTGCGAGCACAGGCGCAAGTTGGCCCGGCGGGCATCCCAGGCATTGCCGTTGATGTGGTCGCAGACCTGACCCGGCTCACCCACCAGCAGCAGGCGATGCAAGAACACGACGCGCGCGCCAATCCGCGTGACCGGATACGTTCGGCGGAGGCAGCACCACCGGTGACGAGACACCAGAGCCAAGTCGTCAGCGTCGATGATGGCCTCGCCGATCAGGCGACCTCCCCGCGACCACAATGGGATATAGGCCACCGCCCCCTCGACGCGCGCATGAGCATCGCTGCTCGGAGCCCCGTACACAGAGACCTCGGCCGCGCGACGGGCATCCATCGCCTCTGCCTCAGTGACGTACTCACCGAGGTATCGGCGGCTCAGCTGCGCGCGCCACTTGCGTGTCTGACGATTGAACGTTACGCCGCGCATGCGACGCTCCGAACTTCGACCGTCACGCCAGGCCGCAGGGAGTAGACCTTCTCCAGCCGGCGGTAGCGCACGATTTGGCTGTCATCGCCGTACACGACGCCGTTCATCGCGTCCTCCACGGCTTTTTGGACGTTCGATAAATCGGGCGTCTTCGCAGGCCAGAGAACGCCAACCTCCGCTTCGGTGCGCTTGCGCTTGGACCAGGACGCGGGGATGGCGACCTCTATCCGGAGGTCGATCTCGACGGGGCCAGACAGAGGCGCCCGGCCGGCCATGGCATCCATGGCGGCGCCCCGGATCATGCTCTCGTAGCTCCGCGTCTTCTCCGGCGTGTAGTGGGCGACATGGCCGGCGCGCACGAAGGCTCGGGCGCGGCCCTTGCCCTGCGGATGCCCGGCCAGGGTGAAGGCGACCGGCTCCATCAGCAGTCCCTCACCGCCCGCAGCGCGGCCTCGCCCAGCGGCGTGTCCGCCAGCATCCCAAGCGCCCGCATGTAGACGTTGAGCAGTTCCTCCTGCTCGACCCGGTCCGCCTCGTTCATCTTCCGGAGGCGGATCACCTGCCGCATGATCTTGGTGTCGAAGCCCTCCGACTTGGCTTCGGCGTAGACTTCCTTGATGTCCTCGCCGAGTGCCTTCTTCTCCTCTTCGAGCCGCTCGACGCGCTCGACGAACGAACGCAGGCGATCGGCCGTGACAGCTTCGCCGCTGTTATGGCCCTTGCCGGTCATGCCGTAGCCCGCATCGAAGGGCGCAGGGAGACGATGCCGCCTCGGCGGGCGAGCACGCTTTCCAACGAATGCTTCGACGTGCCGAGCGCATCGGCTGCCCTAGCCGCAGACATGCCCTCGCGGATAAGCGCGCTTGCCGCCGACCAGCGGTCCTTGGTCCAAGGCCGCCACGACCCCTTCGGCGTCACCGGGCGCTCCGCCAGTTTCAGACCGGACGCCCGCAGCCGGCAGACACGGCCCATCACGGCGCTGCGCGACAGGCCCGTCTCCTTCGCGATCTGGCCGCTACTCACGCCCTTGTTCCAGAGCGCGATGATCTGCTTGTTCAGGTCACTCGGCATGTCGCCCCCATGGATAGGTGCCCCTGGGCTCGCCGCGACCGGCTCATTCCGGTGCTGACGCGAGGCCGGTGCGGGGCATTCCCGGCAACTCTGACCTTTCCGCTGCAAATGCCCGTGCCGGTGTGCTGCGGCACGACAGCCGACGCTCGGAGGACGGTTGGTGTGTGCCCGGCCGGTTCCCGGCGGCCGTGGGAGGCGCGCCGGCTGAAGGGCGCGTGGAAAAGAGTGCCCGGGAAGCGCGACGGCCTCCGCCCGGGCTCGGAGGTGCGAAAGCCGCTAGAGCAGCCACGAAACCCGGGAAGGACACGGAAACCGGGCCAAGCGTCACATCGTCTGGCGACCCCATCGCGCATGGGATAGGCGCCGGGGAGCATCGACAGCCCCCGCCCCGGCCCGAGGGCAGACGACGCCATCGCCCCGCACGATCCGCCCAGGACAGAACGTCCGAACGGGGGTGGCGCCCTGTCGTGCATCTCACTCACTGCGGCGGTCCCGCCATCGCGCGCGGTTGGAACATGCCGCCGAAAATCGACGATCCGTCCGCAAGCAACTCATCGGCATCGGCGCCGGCCGCTATGCGGGCCTTGCAATCGTCCATCAGCGCCGTGAATATCGTCCTTAGGTCGATGGCGCTTTCGTGCCTCTTTTGCACGGCCTGCGACAGGGCGAACATCCAGACGCGCACCAGCGCGCTGTTTCTGGCGCCATTCATCAACGCAGTGGAACTCGGCGCGACCTCGCCCTTTGCCCAATTCTCTACGCTTCTGTTCGTCGACGCGAACATTCGCGCGACCTTGTGGCGAGGCATCCGGTCTTCAAGCGCAGATATGACGTCGCTAAACGTCTCTTGCAGGACGGCCCTCAATTGAGCATCCGCTTCTTCGTCTTTGTGGGATTCCGCAGGGGTCTTCAATGCCGGGGCCGGCTGCGGTCCCGCCTTTGCCGCCGCAACATCACGAAGAACATCGTCATGGGGGGCGAACCACTCGCCATGGAGGCGGTGCGCCTTGTGGCGTTCGTGCAAACGCTTCTCTTGCCAGAACTCGGCGCTCCGCCCCGCCAGAAGACGAAGCGTTAGCGGGCTGGCGCTTTGCAAATCGGCCAATCGGGCGAACACGTCGGCCGCAAACCCGATCTTGATCGGGCCGCCGCTTTCCGCCTGAACGAAGTAAATCCACCCCTCACGGGTCCGCCACGGGCGCAACGCCATCGCTACTTCCCCATCCGAAGCATGTTGATGAAGCTCCGCAGCCGGTCCGAAACCAGCGTGCGGGCAATCGCCACGGTCACGAAGCCGAGGCGAATCTCGAAGTAGAAGAGGTCACGGGCGCGCTTCACGCCGCGCCACGGGTGAACCTCGATCAGCAGCATTCCCCTCATTCACTGCGCCCCATCAGAATGCGGATGGCTTCCTGCGTCCGCCGTTCCCGCTCGGTCTGCGTCATCAGGAGATCGTCGCGCCCCGCCATGGACAGGAACTCGCGCAACACCTCGTCGCTGTGCCGGACGAGGTTCGCCAGGGCTTCGACCGACATGCAGTTCTCGGCGTCCAGTTGCTTCGATGCAGCGCGCGGCGTCTGCCCTGTGGCGCGGGCGACCAGCTTCGCGGAGCCGTGAAGCACGGGGCATCGACGCATCGCGGCGGCGAACCGCTCGCGAAGGTCAGGCCCGTGAACGTGGCGATCAGCCGTGGTGGCGGACATCGGAAGAACTTTTCGGGGATTCGATCTGAACGTCATTGTCGTCTCCATGCGGATACTCGGCGCATGGAGATCGACTGCTTCACTGACGAGCGAGACGACTTCGAGGACGCCGCCGAGCCCTGGCAGGCTATCGGTGACATCGTGAATGCCCTGGTCCGCAGCCTCCTGGCAGAGGCGCGCGGACGGGAGAGTGCAGCGCGGGGAGGCCGGGAAGAGGAAACCTCCCCGCGCACTCTGCCCGTGATCGTGGGTCGCCGATCGACGGGCGAGGATCATGGGAGCGACGATCATTGCTCGCGCCCCAAGCGATAGAGGAACACCGCCAGCGCGATGCCGATCGCGGCCCAGATCAGGGTGGCGACCGAAACCACGATGGCGACGAGGGACAGCATCAGCGATCGGCCCTCATGCCGTCGTCGGACATGCCGTCCCGGATGGCGAGGTGGTCGTCGATCCGGCGGACGCACTCCAACGTCGTGATGCGCCGCTCCAGCGCGTCGAGCTGCCCCAGCAGGTCGCGCACCTGCACGACGAGGGCGTCGATACGGTCGATCGCCTCGTTGATCGGAAGGGCGGCGGGGATCGCCATCAGTGCACCCTCCCGCGAACCGGCACGTTCTCCGCCATGAAGCGACGAATCAGAGATTGCCGAACTTCGACCGCGGCGGCGGTCAGCGCCGAAATCCGCTCCGGCGAAACCGGCTCGGGCCGTTCGCGGAGCGTCGCGTTGATCTCGTCCATCTCCCGGGACCACTGTTCCAGCAGCGCGGGACCGATGAACCAGAGGAGGCCGCGGCCAATGAGCTTGCGCATCAGGCGGCCCAATCGGTGGAGAGCAGCTTGCGGCACGCCTGCCCGAACGACAGATCGGGGTGCCGCCGCCACACGGGCGCGACATGCAGATATGCGTTTTCGAGAACTTCGAGATACGCCGTGTCGTCTTTGATTTGCTTGCGCCGAATTTCGATGACGCGGCGGAACTGCATCTCCGTCATGTCTTCGGTATTGACGAGTCGGCGGCCCTCGATATCGACGGCATGGCGCACCCGAAGATCAGGGAACGGCAGTTCGGATTGCGTCGTCTCGACCGCCCGACTGGCCTCCATACGCCCGCGCGTCGCGGCGTCTTTGATGCGCTTTGTCAGCGCCTCGCAAACCAGCGCCTCAACGTCGTCGTCGTCCAGCATCGGGCGCGCGACCGACACGGCATGGTGCAGGTCGATCCCCTCCGGGCCGCTTTCCAGTTCGACCACCCGGCCGATCACGTCACTCAGCCGCGACATGCACGTTCTCCTTTTCGATAGCCGCCCACTCGTCGGCGAACGCGGCCAGCCATCGAGCGGCGGCGCGCAGATCGACCAGCGGGATGGCGTGGCGATGCCCGACGGGGAAAAGGCGCGCGGCCTTGGCGCCGTCGCGCGGGAGTTCATCGAAGGTGGACAAGAGAGCCCGCACCTTCGCGCTGATGGCCGTATGCGCGAGGTCTTCCGCCAACTGCGCCGCGCGACGAGCATCGGCCTGAGACTGCAGGGCAGCGGTTGCAACGACCGCAGGACGCTCGATCGCGATGCGCGATCCGGCTCCAGTGCTGTCGAACACGGAACGATCAGGCGAGGGGCGGGCGCCGATATTCGCCGTCTGCATCGTCGAGACGGAACCGTAGCGGTTGACGTAGGTGCGCTCGGCTCGGTCACTCATAACGTTTGGAGTGATGGGCGCCGGCCTGAGCTTGCTGACGAAGGGTTGAGACACGGCGCAGCGGCGAGAGATTTCGCCATCGGACCAGCCGGCCCACTCGGAATCATTCAGCAGCGCCAGCACTGCCCGGCGCTTGTCCTCGTTCGTGCGCCGCATCCCGTGGGAAGCGTTGGCGCCGACCGAGAACAGGATCGCGTCGCGCCGCGTCCCCTGCCGAACGTCGCACTCGATCGACTGCCGCTCGGCAACCTTGTGCGCGTGCGTCCGGTGGAACCCGTCCGCCAGCCAGTAGGTAGAGCCGTCGAAGAACACGACGACGGGCGGGAACACGGCGCCAGACGCAAGGGCGAGCGCGTATTCCTCCACCACATCGAAGTCGATCGCGGCGCGCGGCTGGGTGCCGCCGTCCATGTTGATCGAGGCGATGGCGACGGAGGTCATGCGGCCCTCGTGTCGGCGTGCTGGGCGTAGAAGTCGTTGGCGGTGACCTGCCCCGCCGTCGCATCGACGATCCGCGCCATGATCTGCGGCGTCGGAATGCGCTCGCTGCGCCGATACTTCCGCACCGCGAACGTCGAGACCCCGATCCGGCCGGCCATCGCGGCGTCGGTCAAACTCGCGGCCCGCATCCATGCTTCAAGATTCATGGGGCGATAATGCCCCAGTCTGGGGCATCAATGCAAGAAGAAAGTGCCCCGCTTTGTGACGCGCGCCATGTGCCCCGCCCTTTAGGGTGGGCACTAGCTATCCACCGTTAGCCGTCATGATATTCGCCCCCTCTGTTTTACGCGGTCCGCGCGCAATGCGCCTCGGACGCGAAAATCATGGCACGGCCACGGCCTCGCGTCGCGTCACATTCCGGGTCACTTTTCTGCTTGCATAGTGTCCCATAGTGGGGCATTCTCCCCTCATCAACACCGAGGGAGAGACCCCGATGGCGAGCAAGACCGAGATCACGATGGCGTACACCGAGGCCCGGCTCACTGGGGACGACGACCGCGCGCTGTCGATTGCCCGGAACAACCCGGCCTGCTTCGAGTGGTGCGGCGAGATGCCGGACGGATGGGATGAGGGCACGGACTGGTCCGAGGCTGACCGCCTCCAGCTCGTCGCCATGGGCCGCATCGTCTGGGACGACGACGCCGGCTACCGCCCCGCTGATGCCGGCGGGGCGGCATGACTGAGCCGATGACGGATGCGGAGCTGGCTGCGCTCCGCCACATCCACGAGCGGGAGGGCCTGTCCACCTACCCACCCGGCAACACCGCATTCGACCGCCTGTTCGCCCGCCTCGACGCCGAGCGCACCCGCGCCGACGCCGCAGAGGCCCGCGCCCTTCCCGCGCCCCGCCTGCTGCGGACGGTGGAGGAGGTCGAGGCGCTGCCGGAGGGCTACTACCTCGGGCGTGACCGTCGCGCGCTCCGATTGCTGCGGCGCCGGCCGAGCGGTCTTCACGGATGGCCCGATGGCACGCTGATTCCCCTCGAGCCAAATCGGTGTGTCGGCGCGTGGATCAGCGGCCCCATCCACGACCTCCCTCTTCCGGCTTCTACCTAATCAGAGAGACCCCGATGGCAAGCAAGACCGGCAAGTCCTCGAAGCAGGATCGCAACCGCCCCTGGTGCAAGGCGTACCGCGCGGAGAACCGCCGGGAGCGCAGCACGATCCGCAAGCTCCTGCGGCGGGTCGAGAACACCATCCACGGCTTGATGGATGGTGCGGCGGTCGAGCGGCTGCGGGCGCTCACGGCCTGCGCCGAGAAGGCGCACGCGGCCCGCATCACGGCGGCCTGGGAGCGGTTCAACTCGGCCGAGGGCAAGAACCTCCGCGCCGACCGAGCCGCCATCCGGGCTGCCGAGGCCGGCAAGTCCGCCCAGATGCGCCGGGATGGCGTGAAGCCGCGCGTCTCCGCCACCCCCTCCGTCGCCTGACCGGAGGACCGCCCGATGATCTCCGACCTGACCACCATCACGATCACGGACGAGCACGGCCACGTCGAGTGGTCGAAGCTCGGCCAGCTCATCGCCGACAACGCCGACGCGATGGACGAGCGCGACGTGGCCGACCTGCGGGCCGAACTGGCCGCCTACCGCACCTATCACATGGGCGGCGGCGCGGGGCCGCTGTTCGCCATCCGCAACGCCGATCCGATCGCCTGACCGGAGGCCCCATCCATGATGTACCCCCACCACGAGCAAGCCGCGAGTCACATCACCGCGGCTCGCTCCCTGATCGCCCGCGCCCGTGTGCAGTTCGACTGCCGGGAGCGGGATCGCCTTCTCGCCGAAGCTGGCCGGGAGGCGGCGGCCGAGCGTCTGATCGACGCCACCATCATCGTTGCGGAGGCGGCGGAATGACCACCCTCCCCCGCATCCGATGGTCAGACCTCGCCACGGCCCGACCCGAGGAGTGCGACCCGATCGACCATCCCCGCATCAAGGCCCGGGCATTCGAGGCCCGCGTCCTGATCGTCTGCGCGCTGATCCTGTTCATGGACGGGCTGCTGATCGGGGCCGGTTCGATCGACTTCGCCCGCTTCCTGTTCACCACCCCGAACCTGACGGTGACGCGATGACCACCCCCTCCGTAGACCGGCCCGTGTCGGTGGAACCGATGACGGACGGCGAGTTGGCGTTGCGCCGCGCGCTGGTCGATGGCGGCGATGGCGTGCGCGCCAATCTGACCGTGGCCGAAGCACAGCGCATGTTCGCGCTGGTCGACGCCCTCAAGTCCCGCGCCCTCCCCGCCCCTCGCCGCTACACCGGCGGACCGCTGGAGGACGGGCTGTATCTGTGGCGGAGGCCGTGGTGGCACGCGACGAGCTGGGCGACCTTCGCCGTCGAAGGCGGTCGGCGGCATGTCTTCATGGGACCGAATCTGTACAGCACCGAGGCGGTCGACGTCTGGCTCATCGGCCCCATCACCATCCCCGATCTTCCGAGTGAGGACGCGTCGCCATGACCGCCCGCCTGCGCCCCGGCGATCGCGTCCGGCACATGCTCGACGACCTCGAAGGCATCGTCGAGCAGGTCAGCGCCTGCGGCCGGATGCCGACCGTCGTGGTGCGCCTCGACGCCGGCGGCACTGCCGAACTGCCGCAGGGCGAGTGGGAGCGGCTGCCGACGCACGGGAGCCTGTCCGCATGACCGCCCCCCGCACGCTCCACCGCTCCGCATGGCAGGAGCCCACCGGCCTGTCCTGGTCCGATCACCGTGACTACGACGCAGCGGTGGAGGAGGCCGGGGAGGCGGCGATCGCCGACGATCTCCACCGCTACCGCGGCACCATCGTCGTCGCGGTGACCGGGGACCGCGTCCGCTTCGTCGCCGAGCTCGACCTGACCGAGGCCGCGCACGAGTACCGGCGCGAGTACGAGGAGGAGCAGGTCGTCAGCGTCAACCACCGGGAGTCCTGGAGGGCATACGGATGACCACCAACATCGGCCGCTGCCAGTGGGAGGCGTGGATGTGCGTCCGCGACCTCCGGGACACGATCCGTCAGGACCCCGACGCCCGGGCGGAACTGGACGACGCGATGCTCGACCAGACCATCGCCGAAATCATCGGCCTGCTCGGCGACCTGTCGGTCGACCGGAAGATGAAGGCGAGGGAGGCGGCATGACCACCGCATTCGATCGGCACGGTATCCGCCACCTGTCGGCCTCGGCGCTGGCGCTGTGGAAGGCAGACCCCGCGCTGTACGTGGGCCGTTATCTGCTCCGCTGGCGCGATGATGCCGGGCCCAATGCCTGGATCGGCAACGCCGTGGAATCCGGCCTGACCGCTTGGCTCTACAAGCGGGACATCGCGACCGCGAAAGAAGCCGCCGACCGGGAATGGCTCAACCGGAGCCAGGGTGACGTGTCGGATGATGTGGAAGCCGTCAAGGCCCGCATCCTGCCCATGCTCGGGATGGCGATCGACGCCACCCGCGGGGTCAACGACACGCCCACCTCGTCCCAGGCCCGGGTCGAGTGCTGGCTGGACGGCATCCCGGTTCCCGTCATCGGGTTCACCGACCTGGAATGGCCGGACAGCATCGTCGACCTGAAAACGACGAAGGCGATGCCCTCGTCGCCGCGACCGGATCACGTCGCCCAGATGGCGGTCTACTGGCTCGCTCGTGGCCGGGAGAAGTCCTGCTCCCTGCTCTACGTCACCGACAAGAAACACGCGGTCTATCGCCTCGAACCCGAGGACATGGAACAGGCGCTGAGCGACCTGCGGGCGACCGCGAGGACGCTGGAGCGGTTCCTGTCCCGTGTCCGTGACGGGCACGACGCGATCGCCCTCCTGCCGGCGGACACCTCCGGATACCGCTGGTCCGACAATCTGCGCGAACGGCTGAATGCCGAAAGGATGGCCGCCTAATGGCGAAGGTCGATCCCCTCCTGGTCGATATCCTGAAACGGTACGACCTGACGCCGAAGGATGCCCTGTGGGACTGCCACGGCACCCTCGTGATCTATCACCGCTATCTGGAACGGATCGCGGCGAAAGCCGGCATCACCTACGACCCGCCGCAGATCATCGAAGCGAAGTCAGCCGACAAGATCGTCGCAATCTGCGTTGTCGGGCGGATGGACGGCCGCTCGGAATGGTCGATCGGCGAGGCCGCGCCGGGAAACAACAAGAACTCCTATCCCTACGCCATGGCCGAGAAGCGGGCGAAGGATCGGGTGATCCTGAAGCTCGTCGGTCTGGCCGGGTTCGTCTACTCCGAGGACGAGGCGGACGACTTCAAGAACGGGCCGAAGGGTGCTGTCGAAGTCGATGATCCGCCCGCACCGCCTCCGCCGCCCTCCCCGTCCGGAAAGGGAAACCTGTTCTGGATCGAGGCGGATGGATCGGAGACCCGTTTCGAGAAGGGGTCGGACTGGTTCGCGCACGCCCTCAAAAAGCTGCGCTCCGCCCGTGACCCGGCCCCGCTCTGGGCGGTCAACGGCAAGACGGCCAGCGAGATCGTCGAGCGCGCCCCGGACCATCTCAAATCCAAGGCTGAGGAACTGCGCGACCAGTGCATCCGCGCAGTGGACGACGCCCGCGACCTTACCGCCGCCGCATAGGAGACCATCATCATGTCCGAACGCATGGATGTCATCGCCTTCAAGAAGGGCGCGAACGGGAAGTCCTTCGCGATCCGCTGCGGCTCCGCGGTGCCGAACCGGGAGGGGCCGGGATATCGGGTCTATCTCGACAGCATCCCCGCCCCGGAGGAAGGGCAGTGGGTGCTTTCGATCGTTCCCCAGCGGACGACCAACCGCGACGGCAACCGGCGGGACGACTTCTGACCATGACCCTACCCGCCCGCATCAAGCGCGACATACCGCGCCCGAAACGGGAGCCGCGCCCCGGAGACAGCCGCGCCCATCTGGCATGGCTCAAGACCCTGTCGTGCGTCGTCTGCGGCGCACGGGCGGACGATCCGCACCACCTTCTCGGCAATCTCGACGGATTGCCGAAGGGCATGGGGAGAAAGAACGAGGATCGCTGGGCGATCCCGGTTTGCCGTCGCCATCACGATGCCGCCCATGCCGCCGGGGATGACGAGACATGGTTCGCTGGGCAGGGCGTCGACGCTCGCGCCCTGGCCGCTGGTCTCTGGCGCGTCACTGGGGATGGGGATGCGGGCGACCGGCTGATCTATCGAGCAAGGACGCATCCATGAAATCAGCGGGGAACGCGACTATTCGCATGGAGGGTCGAATATTCGGTCCGTGGACGGTTATCCGTCAGGTTCCGAGGCCGCCGTCGTACACAAGCGCGCAAGGGGCATTCTGGGAGTGCCGGTGCCTGTGCGGCTCCATCGAGGTAATAAATGGAGGCCGTCTGCGCGCGGGGAGAATGAAACGCGGCTGCTACGCTTGCGCGGGTCGGCTGCACAAGAAAACGGGAAAGGGATCATCCCCGACATACAACACATGGCGCGCGATGCGCGAGCGGTGCCATCGGCCGGATAGCCAATCATACCCCAGGTATGGAGGCCGTGGCATTGCGGTGTGCGAAAGGTGGCGGAATAGCTTCCTCGCCTTCCTCGAAGATATGGGGGAGCGCCCGGCCGGGCATACGCTGGACCGCATCGACTCAGACGGCCCCTATGAAAAGAACAACTGCCGATGGGCGGACCCAACAACACAGGCGCGGAATCACAGACGACTGACTGACGAACAGGTGGAAGCAATCATATCCGCGGCCGCTTCCGGCGCCTCTGTGCGCGACATAGCCACGCTAGCTAGCGTTGAGCGCCAGACAGTAGCGCAGATACTGGCCGGGAAGGCCAAGCGGGCGAAGCATCTCATCAAACCGTCGTTCGATCGATTTTCCCCTTACCGAGATCGAGTAGCGGGGATCGTGCCATGACCATCCCCGCCTTCTCATTCGAGGCGAAGAAGTACGCCCTCCGGCAGGCGAAGGACGGCGTCATCGTGTCGTTCGTCCTGCATCCAAACGACGTGGTGGCCGAGCTTCTGTCCGCCCCGATCGGCGAGCACTACGTCGTCGCGCTCGCCCCCTACACCGAAGAAGAACACCGTCCGCCTAGCTCAACTGGACCAGAGCACGGGGCTTCTCCCCCTGCGGTTGGAGGTTCGAATCCTCCGGCGGACACCACACCCGCGAAGGAGCGCAAGCCCTTCCACACGCTGCCGAGAAGCCAGCAGGCGGCGATGATGTGCGCGGATCACGCGTTCCGCCGGTGGCTGGATTCCGAAGTGACCCGCCGGATCGGAGCGCCTCCGCCCGGCCACCCTCCGCACGTCGAGGACGAGAGGGATGCGGCACAGGAGGTTCGCGACCTTTGCGGGGTGGATTCCCGACGCGACCTCGACGCATCCAAGCGAGCCGCCGGCGCTTGGGACGCCCTGCTCGGTTCGTTCTTCTCCGCCAATGGCCGGACCGCATGGGAGCGCCCCGCATGAAGCCCGCCGATCCCCGCGAGGTGATGGACCTCGAAGAGATGAAGGGAGCCACGCCATGACCGAGCCGATGGGGGATGAAGAGTGGCGGCCCGTCGAAGGCTGGCCCTACGAGGTCAGCAATCTCGGACGCGTGCGGCGCGCGTCTGGAAAACTACGCACCGGAGAACGTGACGGATACGTCCTTCGCGGGACCGTCGACCGAAACGGATACCGGCGCGTGCAGATGAAGTGCTTGCCGATGCGGCGTAGCGCATTCGTGCACCAACTCGTCGCTCGAGCGTTTATCGGCGCGCCGCCGAGTGAGCCATATGCCGTCGCCCACTGGGACGGCGACAAACTGAACAACCACGCTTCGAACCTTCGATGGGCGACGAGCGCCGAGAACGCGCAAGACATGATCCGCCACGGTCGGGTTCATCGCGCGCGCGGGCCGCTCGCGTCTACCAACAAACTGTCCGCTGAAGACGTGATGGAAATCCGTCGCCAGCGACGCGACGGGGTCCCCGGTCGAGCGCTAGCCCGCAAGTACAACGTCGGACCGCCGCAAATCAGAGCAATCGTCCAGCGTAAGTCCTGGGCATGGCTCCCCGACCTCCCCATCCCCACGCCCGGAGACGCGCACCATGGGTGAAATCGCCGACGCCATGCTCGACGGCACGCTCTGCTCGTGTTGCGGCACCTACCTGGCCGACGAGAGCTATGGCTATCCCATCACATGTGCAGCGTGCGGCGGTGACGACGTGCCGGAGCCGCCGCGGCGCCGTCGAGAGCGGCCCCCTCCGCCGCCGAAGCCGGCGCGCAAGCCGACTAGCGAGCGCATGACGTCGCCTCTGAACATCGCGGCCCGCGTCTTGGCGCGCATGCCGGTGACGGAGGCCGAGCAGCGCATCCTGGCGCACTTCGCGCTGAACAATGCCGGCCCGAAGCTGCGTGCCGACCTGGCGGCGGCATTCCCGCCCATCCCCACGCCGACGCAGGAGGGCTGATATGGCCGAACGCGTTCCGAACATTGGTCACGACCCGGCCGATGGTGCCACCCGCGATGCCATCCACTTCGCGGTTATGCCGATCGAGGCCGGCAACGCGCTGGCGCCCGGCGCTCGTGTCGGTTTGCTGAGCGACGGTCGCGCCGGCAATGTCGCAGAGGATCGCACGATCGGAATCGTCGATCCGTTCCTTCGCAAGCCCGTCCCGCTCGGTGGCCGGTTCTGGCTGTTCCTCGACCCCGGAACGATCACCGGCCTGCGCCACGAGTGGGCGCACCCGGCGTTCCCGCGCTCCGGTGAAGAGGCGTTGCTGGCCGCCTCGACGAAATCGTCGAGTTGTGCAAGCGCAACGAGGATCGCCTAGAGCGGTCGCTGGCGATCAGGGCCGAGATGATGCGCCGGGACATCTACGACCCGAACGTCGATTACACCTGGGCCGTCCGGCAGAAGTGGCTCGAGGAAGAGGCCGCCCGCAACGCCGAGCGGGCGAAGCGGATCAGCAAGTGGCTGCCGTGGAGGATGGGATGAGCGGACAGAAGATCATCGACGGATTGCGCGAGATGCTCGATGAGCCGGTCCTGCTCACCATCGCCGGATCGGCCGACTTCGCCCGCGCGAATAAGTCCATCGTCCACATCTACGACCCGCGCGACCCGAAGGGGACGATGCAGCGGCACGAGGTCGAGGCGGGGGCATACGTCGAGGTCCCGGCAGGGTGGACGTTTTCGACGACATCGGCCGGACCTGACGCGCTTACCAGCATCTCCGCCCGCGAGAAGGACTACGGCATCTGATGCTCGGACTGTTCATCAGCGGGTGCGTGGCGCTCGCCGTCGCTCTCGCCGGCCGGCAGTTGGCGCGGTTCGCAGCCGACCCGGATGGCGATGCTCGACGGGCCGCTCAAGCCGCCGCCTTCAACGCTCAGATGGCAGACGACTGCCGGCGGTGGCAGGCGTCTCTCCGGTCCTGACCGCCTTCGCCTCCCCGACCCACGCCCCGATCCCTCCGATCTGCCCCTCCAGCCCCCTCCCCCACTCGTAGAGCCTGACGAGGTACTCCCCGGCCGCGCAATTCGTCACGGCACCTCGGGGCGGGGCGGCACCCTGAGCAGGGCTGCCGGCGGGGCCAGCACCTCCACTCGCGTCACGACGATCGGCTCGGGCTTCTCGGTCCAGCTCGCGCAACCTGTCGAAAGCAAGGCGCAGAGCAGGGCCGACGGGATCATGGCAGTCTTGGGCACGCTGCACCTCGTGAAAGATGACCTGGGTTTTCGTCCGAATCATGTCTCGCCCGGTCTCAACCGAGACGACGGCGCGGTCCGCGGCATCGGTGATGGACTGGCGGATCTGGGTTTCCCGCTCCTGGCGCTTGAGATCGTCGCCGAGTTTGGCGATGGCCTTGTCCTTGGCCTCGATCGTGGCTGCGAGCCGCCCCTTGTCCTCTATGGCGTCATAGGCGAGGTAGCTCACCCCGCCGAGGGCGACCGCCATGCCGGCGATGACGTACCAGGTCGGAGGGATCATCAATGCACGCTGGGCCGCTTCGGTGGCACGAACTCGCGGAGGTTCCCGCGCTCGCGCTCGGCCGTGATGACGCGATTGTTGATCCGCGCCCACGTCTCGACCTCGCCCGGAGGGCCGTCGCCCATGTCCCAGCTCCGGCGCCACCATTCGCCCGGCCTCGGCTTGCGTGCCTGCATGATGCAAAGAACGAACCCGCTATCGTTGCCCTCCGCTGGCCGCTCCGACACGATGTATTCGACGTCTTCGGAGACGAACGCGATGGCCGCCTTGAACTGCGATGCGGGCTGCCGCGTCTCGACCGCGTCGAACAGCCACGACAACTGATCCTTCAGCATGGAAAGGTTCATCGGGATTCCCCTACGCTCGGGTTTGATGTATATTCAGGGGGCTGTCGGCGCCTCTGCCGGCCTTCATGCGCAGCGTGATCGGAGGCGTCGGCAGCAGCTAAGACCCCACCAGGGGCCGCCCGAGTTGATCGCCGGGCGTCGTAGCCGCGGAGCGCAAGGCGGGGCGCAAGCCTGCGGGGCAGTTCCACACTCCGCGGTCACGAGGGGCATGGAGCGCCGACCGCCCTTCACGCTCCGCAACCCATCTAGCGGAGCGCAGCCACTCCCCCGGCCCGAACGCTCTGCCTCGGCAGAGCACCCGGTCCATCCGGCGATCTACGGCCTAGGGTCGGGGGATGCCCCCCAGCGGGACGAAACTCGGCTTCACGCCGTGTCCGACCATTTTGTTGACGTCACCGAAATGGTGGCGCGCGCTGGCCGGCTATATCCCGCTGGGGAAGCACTCGACCTGTTAAAAAATCCGCGATCCGTTAACACGTCGCCGGCAACGTGTAAGGAATCCTTACACGTTCACTCGCACCACCCGCGCCGTCTCCCGTACTCCCTCGCCGCATCCTCGGTCTGGAACCCGGCGAGGTAGCTGGTAGAGGAACCGTCGAACTCGTCGAACCACGGTTCCCGCGCCTGCCACTGCCACGGCGGCGTGTCGCGGAGGACGTGGGCGAGGGCGACCTGATCGCGGGTCAGCATCAGGACAGCACCAGCGCCGCGGCCGTAACGCTGTAGGCGATGGCGCCGTGCAAGATGGCGCCGATGTAGGTCGCGTGCGGGCGCCGATCGGTCAGGCCGCGGATGAGGAACCCGACCTCGTAGGTCACCACCTTCAATGCCCCGGCGAACAGCGCTACCCCAGCCGCGATCCACGCCCCATGCCATGCCAGGACGCCGGCAGGTGCCAGCGTGACGAGGGCGCCGGTCCCGACCATGGCGAGGTATGCCATCGGGACAGACAGGCCCTTCCGGCTCTCGTAGAACCGCAGGCCCATGCCGCCCATGTGTCCGAGTGACCACCCGCCCGCCATGCCGACCCAGATCAGGGCAGCCTCGATCCAGCCGAAGCCCAGCGCCAGCGCGGCCATCGGCAGCCCGAACAGCGCGACGCCGGTCTCTTTGCCCTTCGAAGAGTTGGGCAGGCCGGGGATGCGCCCCTGGTCTCGGACATGCGCCCAGAACAGGCCCCAGACGAGGCCGAGCACCGCGGTCAGCGCGGCGATGATGGTGGTCATGATGGGGGTCTCCGGCATGATGGCCGGTCGACCGGCCTAGTGGTATCGAAGGGGATTGTTCCGGTGGATTTCGTCGTCGGTCGGAACACGGGGGATCAGCGTCGCCGGCTCCCGTCGCCAATCCGTCTGATCCCAAGCCGCCTTGCCCGCGTTGCAGGAGCCGCACAGTACTTGGAGGTTGCTCGGATCAAGCCGCCGATCCCACGCCTTGCTGACGGGCTGGATGTGGTCGACGTTGATGCGAGCTCCATCTGCGGCCGACACGCCACAGCACATGCAACGTGCGCCGTGCTTGACCAGCGTGGCATAGCGGAGCTGCTTCCATTCCCGCGAGGCGTAGAAGACCGCTGCGACGCTCTTGCCGCTCTTTGGCTTGGGAGGTGGGCGGAGACCGGCCGCCACCTCAGCGCGCTTCTTGGCGCGCCTCGCGGCCTTGCGATCTTTCTTTCCGGGACGCTTTGCTGGCGTCGACTCAGGCGCCTTCGGCGGGGCGAAGGACTTCCAGACGGACTTGCCCATTCGCCCCAATGATAGCAGGAACGTAGCGTGAACTCAACCACCTACCCCGCGTCGGGATCGTCCACTCGCCCGGTCTTGGTCAGCACCGTTGAGCGGTACGCGACATAGCTCGACCGCTTGGACCGATCGTCCATCGCGGCAAAACCGCAGTAGCCGAGGACCACGGACCCGCCGACCAGCATCAGCCCGTTGGCGATCGTCTCGTTGAGGCGGGTATCCTCGCCCCGTAGCAGCAGGTAGACGATGCCGGCGGCGCAGAACGCGAGGGTGCCGAACACCGCCCTGCGGCGGAGCTTCCACGAGGTTTCGTAGGTCTGCGGATCGAGGCCCGGATCACGCATCGGAGAGGAACAGTTGCCGCTCGGCGGCACGGCGGCGGGTCAACCCGGCCAGCACTCGACCCCCGCCCCGGTTCCAGCGTGGCAGTTGGTCGGCTGCGCCCTCGTAGTCGCCCGCGTTGAGCTTGCGCAGAAGCGTGGAATCCCGCAGCGCGCCCAGCCCGACGTTGAAGGCGAACGAGACGATGGCGGCGAACTGGTTGTCGGTCAGATCGACCTGGACCAGCCGCTCGACCCCGGCGGCGAACCGCGCCAAGTCCTCGGCCAG